TCTTATTGATGGCTTGCATGTTCATAATTGCGATACGTTCTTTGATGACGGTCAGTGGCTGTCTCTTGATGAGATTGACAAGCTTGTTGACATTGAGATCGAACGATTCTTCACCGATCAAGCTAAAGTCGTGCCTCACTGGGCACAATACAGAGCTCCAACGTATACAGCAGAAACAAAGCGCAATGCGGCTCCAGCATTGAAGCGATTGAATGAAGCTGTGCGAGAAGCTTCTGGTCACAAACGACAAATGGTTCTTGTTATTACTGGTGGTGAACCAACTCTGCAAAACATCAAGCCACTGCTAGAGTGGGGTGCGGCGCACTTTAAGAACACACAGATTGAATCGAACGGCATTACAGTGTCTGCGGATGCACTTCCTGCCTCAACAACGGTTGTTGTATCTCCAAAATGCCGTGAAGAAGATCGTATCAAAGATGAACCAGAGAATGGTAAGGTTGCTGTTGCGTATTTAAAACCGAGTCAAGCGATGCTTGATCGTGCCGATTGCTTGAAATTTGTGATGGAAGCCGGTTGGTGGTGGAACGATCCCGATGACCATCTTAAAGGTTACATCAGCGTACCGTCGGCGTACACGTCTATTCCGGATTGGGCACATGATTGGGCTGCAAAGACCGGCAAGCCAATCTTTCTATCGCCGATGAACATCTATAAGCAGCTACCGCAAAAAGCCAAAGAATTGCGTGCGAAGAACACGGAAACAACCATCGAACAACGCTCGCACTACGATGAAGTTGTTTCGTTCTGGCAGGAAGGCTTGCTCGATATGGAAGCGAACAAACGCAATCATGAATGGGCAGCACGATATGCAATCGAACACGGATTTATTTTCAACGTACAAATCCATCTTCTGGCGAGTCTCGCATGATAGTAGACGGTCATGAGTAACATCGAAAAGCTAAAAACTTTCAAAACACCTGACACGCGTCTTTATGAGAATGCCAGAGACGCGTGTCTGAGCATCCTTCCGGAAATAGTAGCGCGTATCAAAAAGCTGTACCCAAGTCTTGACACAGAGGCGATGGAGCGATTTGACCCGGAGTTCTACTGTCCTTTGGTCGATTACTTTATAGATTCTGTCCGTCGTTTGCAAAATGACGAATTGCAAAATACGACACAGAATTCATTCAATCTTAATTCCTTCCTATCGAATGACACTCTGGTTAGCTATGGTGGGAGAGATGGGGATACTACTGGATCAACTGATTGAGATATACGGTTATAAGGGTCGGGAAGCTGGGTTTGAGCACACAATCGATTTAACAGCGTATCTTGATCAACCACTGAACATTTTGTACCAACGTATCAGTGAAGAGTCACTCAAAAGCTATTACTTGAAATTCCCGAGTATGGTTTTTGTTGGTGAGGGTGCTGTTTTTAAGTTGAATAAGCACCAGGTTAACTTAAAAACAACACAAAATTCCTTTAAAAAGTGACAGAAATTGCTACCTTCTTGGGCGTATATCTTATACTCCAATTTTCTGTGACTTGTTCAGTGAAACAAAGTTTATTGAGTCTCATAAAATGGTGTTCCGCCGCATACCCGCGTATGCGATTGATGTACCTTTGAGTAGGTTATTGGGTCATGCTAAACAAGATTCTTGAGAAAAAGGTGGAAATACTAGAACGAGAAAACGATGAACTTCGGAATGAAAATTCGGAATTGCGTTCGCTGCTTCAACCAACGTTTGTATTTCCGGTGGAGTGGGGTATTCCGCGCCGCCAAGAACAAGTTCTTATTCTACTGTGTGAGTTACGTAGTTTACTGACCAAAGATAACTACAGAATGCTTGCTTATAAGTATGATGAAGACGTGGATCTCAACGTTCTGGAAGCGTATGTATCAAAGTTGCGTAAAAAGCTTAGTTTCTTGGGAATTCCTGTAACGATTCATTCTGAACGCTTCAAAGGTTACTGGATAGATGACCACGGTAAAGAATACCTGAAACAGTTTAAGGCTACAGAAAATGTTTAATCATCGTGTTTTCCGATACAACTCTACCAAGTTTTACCGAGAGCTAGGCCCTGTTGCTTATCGTCAGTGGCGCGCAGACTCGCATTGTAATCAGCTACATGGTTACGCGCTGAGCTTTCTATTTCATTTCTCGTCGGACGATGTTGACGTTCGAAATTGGGTTGTTGATTTTGGAGCTTTGAAGCCTCTCAAAGAAAAGCTTCAAGAGTGGTTCGACCACACACTTCTTGTTGCGATGGATGATCCTGAAATCGAGCACTTTCTTGCGCTTCACAAAGCGAAACTTGCGCGTGTGGTAGAAGTCGAACGCACAGGCTGCGAAGGGATTGCAGATTTCTTGTATCGCTATATTAACAATCCAGAAGACGGCTTTATGAAATCGCTGGGTTATAGTAATGTCTGGTGTACGCGCATTGAAGTGCGCGAAACAGAAGCGAACATGGCCTATGTTGAAGGAACACCAGAAACGTGGTCCCTATTTGAGGAAGAATAATGCACGACAATGATATTGCAGTTGAGGCTGAGCTTGGTGGTATTTCGGATGCTCTTAGTAATCATCGACTTATCCAACCTCTCCATCTTGCACAGAATGTATTAAAGTACAGCACAGTTCAAGATTTTGAACCTGATTTTCGAATGGTTGATCCTCACACGCTTTGGGTTGACGACACGTATCAACGAAGCCCAACCAAGAACTCGATTCGTCTTGTAAAGAAGATTGTTGAGACCTGGTCTTGGGATAACTTCAAACCACCAATCGTTACCGAATACAACGATTGTCTTTTTGTGGTAGACGGACAGCACACGTCCATTGCGGCAGCAACGCACCCGGATATTAAACGAATCCCGGTGTTTGTCATTGGTATCGATCAAGTTTCAGACGCTGCCAAAGCATTCATCGCACACAATATGAATCGAACAGCCGTCAATCCGATTCAGTTGTTTAAAGCAAGCATCGAAGCGGGTGATGACGAAGCAATTTCAATTAACATGGCTCTACAACGCGCCAATGTTAAGCTGTCTTACGGAGCAAACCTCGAAGAACGTATTGGGCATTGTGCGTGTCTTGGAACACTAAAGTCTGTGTTCAATAAGTACGGAATGATGAACTTGCGTATTACACTTGATATTTGCGTGGCAAGTAAACTTGCACCAATTCAAGCACATTATGTGGTGGCTATTTCAGAATTGATGTTTGCAAAAGAACACAAGTCGAAGTACGATCCACAAGGCATTGCGCTTGCTATTCGAGATTATCCTTACAACAAACTTGTTGCTGACATTGAAAGTCAATCCCGACTTAACAAAGAGCATCGACAAGTAACTGCTGTTCGAATGATCAAAAACAAGTATGAATCAATGTTTGGAACCGTTGATGCATCAACAACAAACAGTGAATGAATTACAGTTTAAAATTCGTCTTCTTGAAGAAGAATTGCGAATTCAAGGCAAAGAACTCCAAACAGCACTTGACAAGATCGACGAACTCAAAGAACTGATGTGTGTCAAAACCGTTCTCGTTTTACCAATTGAGTGGGGTTTATCACCAACAGAAACAAAGGTTTTGCGCATTATAATGCGACGCGAAATTGTTTCGCGGCAAGAAGTTTATAATTTTGTATATGACGTACATTCAAGTAATCCACCGGCAGAAAGAACAGTTGACGCTCATATTTGCCATATACGACGAAAATTCAAACGTGCTGGTGTACCGGTGGTAATTGAAACACGCTTTGGGTTGGGTTTTACCACAGACAAAGAGAGCAGGGACTACCTTATGCAATTTCTAAAAGAGGAAACAGGGCAATGACATTCAAACCTGATATCGTGTACTACCATTATCCATGTTCTGATGGCCTAACATCGGCAGCCGTTGTCTACAGTTACTACGGACCTGGCGCTGGAATCGAATTCATTCCGCTTGACTATGGCAATCCACGCAACGTGCAAGAACACATTGATGAGTGTCGAGATAAAACTATATTGATGGTTGACGTCTCATTCAAGAGTAACAAGAAGGTCAATGATCTTGAAAAGGTCGCACAATCCGCCAACCAAATCGTGATCATTGATCATCACGCTGGTGTGTATGAAGACTTACAGCAATATGATGCTGGTACATATATTGCGATTGAGAATTTTGAGAAAATGGTTGGAGATCAAAAGATTGCGTTGATCTTTGACAACAGTCATTCCGGCGCTGGTCTTGCTTGGTCGATCTTCAACCAAGATAAATCCGTACCAGAGTTTATCAAATACATTGAGCATATCGATCTTGGACGTTCGTCTCTGCCGAATGCTGCACAATTTCGCTCGTGGTCCCGTTCACTCCCGTTTAGTATTCCGGAGATTGCAAAAGCAATCAAGATATACCAAACCTTTGATGATCTCGAAGTCGCCTTCGAAGGTGGTAAAGCCATAGAGCAGTTTGTGCGAACACGCATCGATGTTATCAAAGAACAGGTCCGCTATCTGAAATTCGATGGTTACAAAGACATTCCGTACGTGATTTCGGATTACGCGTTTGCATCCGAAGCGGCCAATGTCTTCTTGTCGGACGATCATCCGATGGCACTTGTGTTCTTCTTTACCAAAACCGGTCTAGGCGCGTCTCTGCGATCAACCGATGAAGTAGACGTATCCGAATTTGCAAAGAAGTTCGGTGGCAATGGACACAAGCGTGCTGCGGGTTTCAATATTCCCTGGACCGATCTTCCAGCTTTCATTGAAAGCTTTGAGGCGTTTGGAAATCCTATTTTCGGCAATATGTTTCTGGAGCAGTAATCAATGACACAGCAGACAAAGACAATTATTCACGTTCGCTCAAAAGACAAGAATCAAGAAAACAACAAGGCGCTTGAGAAGAAGTTTCAAGACGCTCTGAATGGATTTGCATCCCCGATTGTTGTTACACAGGATGACATTTCTGTAACGGTGATGCAAACGGAAGCACCTGTAGTACAAGTCAATGGTTTCTACATTGCCAAGATTGCGTACAACGCAGCACGTCAGGTTGATGCTGACGTGAGACCGCTGATTCCTTATTGGGAAAACATAACACCAATTGAACGAACTATTCTTGATCAACTGGTGACATTTCTGAATCAGAATACCAATGCTACGTTGCAACAGATGTTTGAATTCTGGTGGGACCGTATGACAGAAAACGGATGGACCACTGGTGACTATGATCCTGTTGATTTGCACCATCCCGATCTGGGCGCTGTTCTTGACAAGGATAACGCAAAGACATTGAAGTATCGTATCTTGAAACAGGCGATTCTGTCGGCATTTCCCGAATAGTAAAATTGGCCACGGTAAAATATCTTCGGAAGCTAAGAGCTAAAGAGGGTGTTTACCGTGGCCAAGTCGTTTGTGGTACGATCTATTCTAGGTTTGGGCATTACGTCCGTAACCGATTTTGTGCGTTTGATGGGTAAGTATAAAGTTGCGCGGGATGCTGGTATTGACTACGTCACTGCGGCGACCTTTACACTTCCCAAGAAAAAGAATTTGCTTGTGTTCGATTCGGTTAAACAAGTGATTCGTTTTTCACCATATCTTAAACCAGACATGGTTATTGTTGTGTCGGACACACCTGTTATTCTCAAAGAGATTGCAGGGATCATTCCGTTGGACTATTCAAATGAGCGTTCATTTGAATTCAATTTCAAAGAGATTGATCCCCACGAAGTGCTGCGAGTACTCAAGAGCAACAAAACGCGCGTTGATTGCAAGCTGGTGAGCCACGATAACTTGGGCTACCACGTCAACCGCATCAAAGGCACAGGGGAGTTGCTCAACAGTTACGTTGCATTAACGTCCAGTATGCCCTTCGACAAGCGCTCTGTGATGCGTGAAGCAACAGTGAAGTTCTTCACCGCGAAGAAAGCCAACGTGACGATCATTACCGATGCAATTACAAAGATCGGTAAGAACTACGCGTTTGGTCGAGACATTGATAGCTTTTTGGAGAAGCTCAACAAACAGTACAAAGATTACTTTGATGCTGTGGTATCAAAAGATGCTGCTGCAATTGCTGCAAAGAAACACAACGTGGATGCTTATGCAGTCTCCTATTTCCGAAAAATAATGTTGCAAAAAACACTCAACGACGAACGAATCAGGAAGCACAATGTCGAGTTCAAGCAGTCTAAAACAGCATAGTGAAATTCGGTATTCGGCGGAATTGTCGTCCGCCGAAATCTGGAAAGTGTTGATTGCACTGTTGTATGAAGCGGCTGCGCCTTTGGCGATTTATGGTGACATGGCAATCGAAACCGGTTTGTCATGTCTCGCGTTATCCACCAACAACCGTCGAAAGATATCGGAAGACAACTCCGAGCAGTTTATCTCCGATATTTTTTATGAATTGTCGCTCCGTGTAACGGATGACCGCCAAGAATCACGTTTGAGCTTGCTCAAATACATCTTGAACCGTGGTGTTGAGCGTAATGTGATTGTTGACCACATTGTGTTTTCTCTTTCGACGGCACAGTTTCCGAACTACATCGATCGTGGTAAGCTGCGACAGTTTGTGTCTGATTACCTGCAAGACTATGCACGCTTTAAGCAAGACGTGGTGTTTCGGTACTACAACTTTGCTGAATCGCACGCAAACAAGAACCAACGTGCGAAATCAAATCACGGTTTGAAAACCTCCAAAAGTGATATGCTCAACGTATACATCATTTCGTTGAGTCGTGCCATTGATCGTTTTATTCCGACCAAAGGAACGCTTACATCCTACATCGAACAGTGGTTCCAGAATGCAAAGGGATCATCGGATTATGTAGTGTACGACGGAGAAGCACTTAGCGTTAATCGCACCGTGCGTCGTACCTTGCAAGAAGGTGGGATGAACCTTAACACGAAGGCGATTCCGCTGGAAGATCGTGAAAACACGATCCCAGATGAGTTTAACACCGAAGAGAAGATGAATTCGACGTATGCAAGTTTTGCACGGCATGTTGCACGACTTCCGAATTCAACGATTATCTTTCTGGCGTTGAACTTGCCGTACATACTCACCAAAGAACATATTGATAGGCTCAAAGACAAATGATTACTGCCATCGGCGATCTTCATATTGAAAAGCTTGAACATATCATCCCTGGAGCATACAAGAAGATACTCTCGACTTTTGATCGTGTTGTCGAGCGCGAGATTGAGAATGGTGCATCTGCTATTGTCCAGCTTGGGGATGCTTTTCACACAGCCTATCCTGACCAGATTTATACGTCAGCGTTTCTCGAAAGTATTGTGCGTGCCAACAAGATTCCGATTTTCCTGATTCCTGGAAATCATGATTATGACGATCCGAAGCACTACGCGCTGCGCACACTGCGTTACTTGTTTCGCATTGGCTTGCTGAAAGGAAAGGTCTTTCTCAAGCCTGAAGTGATCACTATCGACGGTGATAAATATCTGTTTTGTCCACATCCGCATGTCGTCAATGATCCCCCAAAAGGCGTGCGTATGTGCTTTGGGCATTTCGGTTACGAAGGCGCGCGCGGTGACAATGGCTACATCATCAAGTCTGGAAACGCACCACGCGGGCGCTGGACACTCGGAGACTATCATACAGCACAACGCGGAAAGAACTACGCCTATCCAGGTTCTCTCACGCAAGTTGGGTTTCACGAAGACCCAAAGAAGTACATCATTCGGCTCACTGACAAGACTGAAATGACACGTATTTCACCAGATTTGAAGCTTGGTCGTGCGACAATCAACTCCGAAGCTGATTTTGAAGCTCTTGATACAGACACATATTGGTCTGTGAACATTTCAAGTAAATTTAAACTCCCACCTGACTGGGCCGTAAAGTATCCTCATATCGTTCGGCATCACACCGAAAAGGATACAAACAAGCGCCAGCGTGTTTTGATGCAGCAAGTTGCGTCTGAAAACCCACTCGAAGGTTTTCGTGATTACTTGTTGGATGAAGGTTTGAGTCAGAAAGAAACAAACCGTACGCTGCAACTGTTGGGTGTTAAGGAATGTTCAAACTAGAATCTCTACAACTCAGTTCGTTTCACTTGTGGGACGATCTGGAGTTTACATTTGAAGAAGGTATTACGTTCATCAACGGACGCAATCGAAGTGGTAAATCGCTGCTTATGTCACCGATCCCCGCGATTTTGTATGACGTTGATCCAATCCCGACAAATTCGCGGGCTGTTCTGTCTTTGACGTCGGATCAACATGAACTTGATTTTACTGTTTTCAATCAATCTGGAAAACGCAACAAATTTGAAATCGCAATCGACGGTCGCGATCAAAAGACAGAAACCATCAATGCAGGACGAACCCTGATTGACGAGCATTTCTGTGCGCACATCCAATATTCGTTGTTTGAAACAACGGTGTCTATCTCCGGCCTTGCAGAGCATCCGCTCGCTAAGAAAGGGTCTAAACCGTCTCAACGTCTCGATTGGGTGCATGAAACACTGGCGTATGCCAGTGTACTCGATTCCTATTTGGAAGATGTTGAAAAGAAGCTGAAACACACGCGCGATGACGCCGTTCGCTTCAATCTCCTCAAAGACCAACTTAACAAGCTTGAAACGGTTGAAAAGCCAACCAGCGATCCTGATAAGATCAAAGGACGACTCACCGTTTTGAATGGTGAAATCAAAGAGTTAGAACGCAAAAAGCGTCTTGTTGAGCAAGCGCTCGAACTAGATACCAAACGCGTTCAAAAGCCCGATCTTTCGTTAGAAGAAGCACAACAAAAGCTCAAAGCGCAAGAAGCAATCGTACGACAACAAAATGCATTGAAACCGCTTTTTGAATCATACGAAGAAGACTTGGCAAAGTACAAGAAGCATCAGAAGAACATCGATGCTGCAAAGGGTGTGTACAAAACGGCGTGTGAGTCTGCCAAGCTTAAAGCGCAAAACCCATCAACAGTGGAAGACTCTTTGGGTGACGATATTCGAGCGTTGCAACAACGTATCAAGCGTGCCATTTCAAACAACGCGCAATACGAACAGGAAGCCGAAGATCGTGATCTTGCACAATCCGATCATGAGGTATCCTGCAACAGTGAGAAAGAATTTACCAAACGCATCAATGATTTGCGTGAAACGATTGCGATCAACTCCAGTCAGTTGAAGTTTATTAAAGGCGATAAACGCAATTGCCCAATGTGTGGTAGTAACAAATCGCACATGCACGATGCACAATCGATTGAACGCGAACGGGATAAAGCAAAGAAACGTCTTGAAAGCATCGAATACGATTACAGTGTTTGGCAGGCACGACAGAAAACCTACGTCGAATACATTGACGTTGAGAAGCTTGAAAAGCGCGTTGAAAAGCTCACCAATGTCATTGCCGCCGCCGAAGCGTACAACAACTTGGTAAATCGTCGTATTGATGAACCAGAACAAGTTGACTTTGATGTTGATAAGCTCAAGAAAGCCAAAAATCGCGTTGAGTTCTACAGCAATGCTGTGATTGAAGCAAAAGCCTACACAGCATCAAAGAAGATTGCCGTTCCAGACAACAACGAATACGTCAGTTGGAAGAAGACGGATTTGCGCGCTTTGGAAGTCGATCTCGACAAAGAGCTTCGACAGAAATCAAAGCAACACAGTGAACTCAGTGAGAAACTGATTACTGTGAAAACCAACGCAGCTTTGTATACCAAATACATCGGTTCGCGGCGTGAATTGATTGAGGCTGCAAAACCGCTGAAACAAGCTAATTCTGATAACCGTTTGCTGCAAATCGCCAAGAAAGGTTTGGGGCGTGACGGGTTTAGAACAAAGCGTCTTGAGAAGACACTTGAATTGTTTGTTCACAACCTAAACGAATTTGCTCCGTTAATTTGGGACGAACCGTTCAAATTTGAGATAGAAACAGGCCCAAGAAAATGCGATGTGGTTGTGCATCGTAACAACAAGTACGGAACAACATCAACCTTTTCAGGTTCCGAGAAACGGTGTTGGCAAGCACTCGCAGCACTCGCAATGCTGCGGCTTCTTCCGAGCAACCGTCGATGCGATACCATCATTCTCGATGAGCTTGATGCAAACATGGACATGACTGGGCGTGCAAAGTTGATCCAGGATTTCATCCCAGAACTACGCAAAACCGTTGACAAGATCATAGTCGTGAGTCCGTTGACGAAGAAAGAGCTTGGTATCACACCAGATAGAGCATTTCTGGTTGAAAAGAGACGCGCAAAGAGCCGTCTTATTACACTCTAGGAGAGAACGATGAAGTTTTCCTACAATTTCGCTATCACCCCAACGATGTACAATCGAAAGTACGCCAAGAACAAGATCACTGCTGACACACTGTCGATTCAGATCGATCTGGAAAGTGATGAACCTGTACATGGTGGTAGTTTGCAGAACATCGCTGAAGAGGTACGTGAAGCTCTGCACGGTGCAACCATCGTGCATGTAAACGATCCGATCATGGTTGATTTGCTTGAACCCAAATCGGGGAACACGGTTCATAACCGTCTCAATGAACTCAAAGCAACTGTGCTTGAACTGCCTGTTTTTCTGGGACTGACAACACCCCCAGAAACGAAGAATGGTCTTCGCCTTGTGGTATTCCCGTCTGTTGATGACGTAACGCTTGAAGGTTTGGCACACTGGATCAAGCGTTCTTACTCCAATTTGAGCGCGGTATCGATCACGGATGGATCTCTCATTGTTGAAGTGTAACCGTAAAGTACAACATAACGAAAACGTAAAGAAGGAAAGTGCATAATGGATTGGACGCGTGATACAATCGACAGCAACAACCGTGGACCTAAGTTGTCCGATCAGGTTGAAATGCTCGATTTGCCGTCTGGTGCGGATTTCAAAGCAATCCGTATGATTGGGCCGTCGAAGCGAGTTGCAAAACATCTTTTACCTGTTTTCAAGGCGGATGGTACGCCTGTTATGAAGAAGGGGCAGCAGGTTCGCGTTCCCAAGGTATGCCTCGCATACAATCACGAAACAGATGCCTACGAAGGCAGTTGCCCGTATTGCAAGATCGATCCGAATACTCCGAAGAAGGAAGTACATACCAACGTTATTGATCGCGAAGAACAAGAGAACGAACCCTCCAAGAAGAAGCCACCGACCGAAAAGGAAAAGAAGGTGCGCGATATGCACGGCCATAAGTTCCGTGTGAAGGAAGGTAAAGGTGGAGCGTGGACACCGGCACGCTACTGGGTTATCAAATCATCTGTTGGGACGAAGCTTACGGATTATACCAAGCTTAACAAGCGCAAAGACAAAGATGGCAACGTCAAGGTCTTCCCGCCGCAGCATCCAAAGGCTGGCTTTGATCTCCAGATCAAGTTTGACAACACAAAAGCTGGTTCGGAAATGTATTCCGTTGTGAAGGATGAAAAGTCTACTCTTTCCGAGGAAGAACTGAAGTACCTGCTGTGGGATATCGATGTTGATAAGCCCGAAGACATGGAGACTGCAAAGAAAGAAGCAGCATCGTTTGCAAAGCGTATGAAAGCTGGTGCGCAAGCAAACGGTGATTCTGACTCCGACGATGACGACGACGCACCCAAGAAAAAGAAGGGTTCCAAAAAGTCTGCCGAAGACGATTCCTGGGATGAGGATGAAGACTTTGAAGACGATGACGAGCCCAAGAAGAAGAAAAAGTCTTCCAAGAAGCCCAAGGACGACGATGACGACGATGCACCTTGGGGTGATGATGACGAAGACGAAAAGCCCAAGAAGAAAAAGAAGCCTCGTGACGAAGATGAAGACGACGAGGATGACGAACCCAAGAAGAAGTCTTCCAAGAAGTCTAAAAAGTCAGACGATGAAGATTGGGATTCCGATGACGAAGATGATAGCGATGACGATGACGATGAAGACGAACGTCCGAAGAAAAAATCCAAGGTAAAACCGAAAAAGAAGCCCAAAGATGAGGACGATTGGGATTCGGATGATGACGAGGATTCCGACGAAGATGAGGACGAAGAGGATGAGCGCCCCAAAAAGAAGTCGAAGTCCAAAGAAAAGGTAAAGCCGAAATCTTCCAAGAAGAAGTCCGAAGATTGGGATGACGACGAAGACGATGATGACTCGGATGAAGATGATGACGAGGATGAGGAAGAAGAACGTCCGAAGAAGTCTTCTAAGAACGCATCAAAGGCCAAGTCGAAAAAGAAGCCCAAGGACGACGATGACGACTCAGATTGGGATGACTAGTATGTAACATTTAGGGAGAGCGCGAAGCTCTCCCTTTTCTTTTGAGGTAGCTATGTGGAGCAATGCGAATCTGAAAAATGACGCATGGTTTTTAAAAGCTGTTGAAAAGGGTTTGTTACTCGTTAGTAGACAAGGAATTGTAACAAACCCTAAAACTGGTAACATTTTAGGATCTAAACCTTTAGCAAAAGCTGGCGGTTATCATCGTGTCTGTCTTTCGTACAAGGGTAGAAATCATTCGATCTACCTACATAGATTGGTTTGGCTAGTATTCAAAGGTCCAATACCTGAAGGTTATCAGGTAAACCATAAAAATGGAAATAGATCGAAAAATTGTTTGAGTAACTTTAATTTAAAAACCAATGCCGAAAACACTGAGCACGGTTATAGAAGACTTGGGAATTCTCAACGATCAGGTGTGAATCACAAGCTTTCAGCTTTTAATGCCAGTCAAGTTCGAGAAATACGAAAGCTCTACCGTAAAGGAAGTACACAGAAGAGTATTGCAGATCGTTTCCACGTGTCACAAAAGGCAGTATTTAATGTGGTTAACTACCGGTCATACACAGAGGTTGCTTAATGGCGAGAATAGCTAAAAAGAAAGAACGAACAACACCAAAAACGAAGGCCGCGAAACACACACGCGCACCGCGCAATGAGGTTGTTGAACTTACACGCGCACAAAAGATGGCGCTTTTCTATTCGAAAGAATCGAAAGGTATTGAAAACGATCTCACGCTGGTATCAAACACAATCAAAGAGCCTGAACGCCTCTCCACTGGTGTCCTTGTTCTTGATTGGATATCCGGCGGAGGTAAGGTCCCAGGTCTTCTTATTGTTGCAGGTGAAGAAGCCTCTGGTAAAACAACACAATTGTTTCATAGTATTGCGCAATCTCATGGTGTTATGAAGCTTCCAACCACGAAGATGTGGGATGCAGAAGGATCAACATCGCCAAAATACGCAGGTAACATCCTTTCACCGTTCGGTCTTGATTTTAAGACTCTCATGACCGAACAAGGGCATGATGAAGGGTTTTATTACTTCCGTAACAACGTCATTGAACGTATGTTTGATTATCTCAAACGTACACTTAGCCAAATGCCTGATAAGAATTGGGTTTCCCAGATTGAAAGCTGGGCTTATTTCTTTCCGAAACGCGACGACGTTGCAAAACGTTTGATGCAAGCACTCGACGTTAAGGCTGATAAAACGTTGTCGGCTGGTGGCGACTTCTACGTATGTCCGACAGATTATGGTGGTCCAGAAGGCTTGTTTGCAGTTGATAGCTTTGCATCGCTGCTTACCAAAGCAGAGGAACAAAAGGAAGATTCTGATAAGGGTAAACGATCTGCACTGGAAGCAAGTGCCTTCTCTGAGCATTTGAAACGTGTTAAAGTCGATCTGTTTGATAAAAAGATCATTATGTATGGAACCAATCAGCTAGGTTCACATGTACGCGCTGTTTATGGTTCGCCAGAAGATCAATTGTATGAAAAGGGTGGTAACGCACTCAAGTTCTACAGTGATGAACGTAGTCGTACCTTTAGCCGTTCTCCGTCAAACGGTGCAAAATGGGGGCCGTTTACCTGGGATAAAGATAATTCTAAATTTGGCATAGAAGAATCTGTCGAAGCAAAAGGGACAGATCGTTATGCATATAAAGAAGCGAAAAATACCAAGAACAAATTTGGTAAACCGGGACTAAAGGCACCGTATCGAGTTTGGGTCAGTGACGCACACGGAAATCCTCGCGGTATTGATCCAGTGTTTGACGTTTGGGTGCATTTGCGCAATACAGGACAGCTTGGAAAAGACGGACAGTCTACATTCAAGTTTCGTTTGAAGCCTGGTGTTGGTAAGAAGCGTGCAGCAAAGCTAAATGCACTCAAGGGATTCAAATTCCCAGTATTCAAAAAGCTTATCATCGCTGAATACACTAACAACGAACGTTTGTTGCGCGAAGCGCTATCGGAATTGGGAGCAGACTTCAAGCCCGGTCTTCGTATCGCTCTTTTCGCACAAATGAAGAACTTCGAAGATGAGGTATACTCCAACGTCAAGGATTCTGCCAAGACAGAAGCGGATGAGATGGAGGATGCACCAGACGAAGATTATGAAAGCATTTGATAGCGTCGAAAGCGCTATCGGATCGAAAAGCCTTATAAACCGGGCTTTTTCAGGGGCTAGACAGGCCGATCCGAATCGTCTAGCCTAGAGATAGGTTGCAACCGTAAAGAACCTGTGTAGGAAATGACCTTCCGGTTAAAACCTAAAGTTAGCTAACAACCTCAATTGGAGAAATACAGAATGGCACGCAAGTCTAACGCCAAGAACGATCTCAAGGCCGCTATCGACGAACTCGATGACGAAATTGCAGGTGCGCTGCTTCCGCTCGTTACCAAGCTCGCTGACGCCGACGCCGATTCGGCTGCCGACGATGAAGACGATCTTGACGATGATCTCGATGACGATCTGGATGATGCACCGAAGTCGAAGCGCGGCGCCAAGAAGTCTTCCAAGAAGTCCAAGGACGAAGATGAAGACGACCTGGACGACGATGATGACCTTGACGACGATCTGGATGATGAAGATGACCTGGACGGCGACGATGACGACGACCTCGAAGATGACGAGGACGACGAAGACGAGGATGAAGACGAAGAGGACGAAAAGCCTGCACGTCGTGGCCGTGGTCGCGGTAAAGCCCCTGCAAAGAAGGCTCCGGCTAAAAAGGCTCCTGCAAAGAAAGCCCCGGCAAAGAAGACGACTCGTCGCGGTCGCCGCTAATAGCATCTAGCACCTTGAAAGGCCGGGATTTCCCGGCCTTTCTTGTATCATCGCGGAATATGCATGTTTTTCCAAGAATCAGTTGATTTCGAAGTTATGATTTGCTAATTGTATCTACGAAGGAAACGGTTCTTTCAAACAACCCACAACAAATCTTTGGAGATTAAGATGTCGAATGTAGTTGTATCGGTTCTGGCTGCAAGCGCAATTCCGACGCGCCTCGTTGGTGCTGTCACGAAGTCGAAGGATGGCAGCGTTTCGATCACGTACGCTGAACCCGGTCAGGTCAAGAAGACGACCAAGTCGTTCCTGCCGAACGAAATCGTCGCTGCTCTCGCTGGTGAAGCTGGCTACGTCATCGCAATGCTGAACACACCGATCACCAAGATCGTTGGTGAGCAGGTTATCAAGGACGGTGTTCGTTTCATCAAGACGGACGGTGGCAACGTTCAGTTGAACCAGCTTCCGGGTGTTACCTTCGACGTGAAGGAAGTCGAAGCGGATTCGAAGGAAGCACGCGCCGCCGAACGCGCTGGTCGCGTCAAGGTTCGTGGCGCTCGCCGCCCGGTCGAAGAAGTGAAGAAATCTTCCAAGGCGGATCGTCGCGCTGCTGCGAAGGCTTCTGCCTCGTCTTCCTCGAAGTCGTCCAAGTCGGAAAAGGCTGAAAAGCCGTCTGCAAAGGACGCGGCTAAGAAGAAGCGCCGTTAAGCACATCGTTGTTACTGTTTGAGGGCCGAGGAAACTTGGCCCTTTAACTGTTTCCAGGGATCATTTTTGGTCTATCGGGAGTTAGACTTTGACTGATTTTCTCAAAGATTTAGCCTATGACAATATTACGCAGCATCTTGATACATTGGGTGTTCCCGGTGATGGTTTGAACTGGGCACGCGTTCAATTGTATGCTGAATCGTACCACAAGTTAACAAAAGCAAAACCGGTAAAAGATCCACGCACATTTGAACTAAGCGACGATCAAAAGTCTGCTTGGACAAAGTTGCAAACGTGGGCAATCAATGACAAACCTTACTTCGTGTTGCGCGGATACGCTGGGGCTGGTAAAGAGCAACCACTTTGGACAAAAGTGCAAACACCGGCTGGCGTAAAAACCTTTGGAAATTTGAAGATTGGTGACGAGATATACGGCAAAAACGGAAAACTTACTAAAGTAACGGCTGTGTATCCCCAAGGTAGGAAGCCTTTTTATAAAATTACATTCCGTGACAGAGTTTCGACCTATTGTGGTATAGATCACCTTTGGAATGTTTTTGATAAAAAGGGTAAAAACAGAATTCTAACCACTCAGCAACTTATTGATTCTGGTTTAAGCAATAGCGCTGGTTACAAATTTAGCGTACCATTGTGCGAACCTGTTGCATATGAAAAGAAAAAACTTCCAATACATCCCTATGTTTTAGGAGTTTTACTCGGTAACGGATGTTTGATGGGCGACAACGCAGTTCCACGAATTTCGTGTGCCGCGTATGACACGTTCGTTATGAAAAAAGTTAAGACTCTTGAACCAGAATTCACTTATACTCGTCGATTGACCTCTGAAAATTGTTTTGAATACAACATTAGAGACAATGAGTATAGAAATCGTATGAAAATTGCTCTGAAAGAGCTTGGTTTGTGGGGTATGTCATCGAGAAATAAATTTATTCCCAAAACTTACTTGTTGTCATCAATTGAAGACAGGAAAGCGCTGTTGGCAGGTCTATTGGATACTGATGGGTCAGCCTCTCAAAATGGTGGTGGTCGTTATTCTACATACTCCACACGACTTATGAAGGGCATTCGTAGGCTGGTGCAATCGCTTGGCGGCTTAGCAATGCTAGACCCGTCGTCCAAAAAGCATGATGAATACTCTGTGAATATATCGATGCTTTTTAATCCGTTCACTTTACCACGTAAAGTGAAACGGTACATGGTGCATAAATCGCGGTTTAATAAACCCAAGAGAGCTATCACTAAAATAGAGTACATGGGAGAAACTGAGCAACAGTGCATTACAGTTGCGGCAAAAGACCATTTGTATCTTACGGATCATTTCATAGTAACGCATAATACTTTTCTGCTGCAACTGATGAAAGACCTTGACATTGAGTTGATGTTCACGGCTCCTACAAACAAAGCGACCAAAGTGCTTGGGAATGCTGTCACAGCAAAAGCAAGTACCACATTTAGTGCGCTCGGTATCAAGATGGCACAGAATGAAGACGGTTTGGAGCTCAAATTTAGTGATACTCCACCGCACATTCCGAAAGGAACTGTGTTGGTTATCGATGAATCAAGTATGGTTGGTGAAATTCTCTACGATTTCATTGTTGAAACACAAGATCGCACCGATTGTAAGGTTCTCTTCGTTGGAGATCCTGCGCAGCTACCGCCGGTTGGTGAACTGCGTAGCAAAACGTGGCAAGCAACAAAAGACCTATCATGTCGTGCGTTCTTGAAACAAATCATGCGTTATGATAACGAGTTGCTCAAGCTTGCAACGGATATCCGCACATGCATTGAAGATCAAGACTTCCATGTGCAGATTAAAAACAACAATAACGGTGAAGAAGGTGTGTTTGTACATAAAAACATCACCACACCGATCCTAAAGTTCAAGAACCCCGCAGATTGGCAGTCGCGTAAGATCATTGCATGGCGCAACAAGACTGTGAACAACTACAATGAAATGCTGCGTGAAAACTTCGGTTTCAACGAGCGCTTCAATGTTGGAGACATTCTGCTTCTAGCAGAACCGATTGAGGAAGATGGCAACATTGTTGCAAGCATCGATGAAGAATTCAGTGTTGTTGACGTCCATAAGGATGCGCGCACTGTTGAGCATAGAGGGAACACATACAGCGTTCCAGTATGGCGTCTTGAAGCAAAAGGTGACGTCGACCAGATCTTGTACATTGCGATCAACGATTCCAATGTTGATAAAATCCTATCAGAGAAGGCAGGTGATGCACGTTCGGCGCAACCGTCTGCGAAGCGTGCTGCGTGGCGTGATTTCTGGGAGACGAAGTCACTCTTTCACAAAGTCCGTTATGGGTATGCGCTTACAGCGCATCGCGCACAAGGTAGTACGTACTCCGAAGTGTTTTTGGATCGGCGCGATATTTTGCTGAACCAGAACAAGAAAGAGGCTTGGCGCTGCCTCTATGTCGCCGCGACACGCGCAACGACAAGTATTCACACGTTTTGAGTCGACTTTACTTTCGTCGCGATCTGTGTTATACTAAAGTATAAAGGGCAGTAGACCATGCTTGTTACACAACTCCCCAAAGATACAATTCTCACAGGAACTCAAGTCAAAGAGTATCGCAAGCTGTGTGATCTTACACGGAAAGAATTTGGTGCGTACCTTGGGTATAGTGAGAGCGGTATTCAAGGAATTGAAGAACGCGGTGATCAAGAAGTTATGAAGGTTTTCTCAATCGCGTTGCGGATGGCATCGGCTGATATTGCAATGAAATTGCATCGGAAAGAATTGATTTTTGACGACGTTCGAGACGATTTGCTCACAGTCGCAAAGTTGCTCGAAGCGCACTAAGGTGAAACATGGCAAAAGAAGCACAGATACAACGCTTTGCGGGTCTTGCGGGCATTCGTAAAAAGAGTACCGTTTACATCGGCCCAAATAACTCTGACGGCTTGTGGACGATCTTTCGTGAACCAGCGGACAACTTCGTTGACCGCGCACTGAAAGGTAAGAACAAGTACGGACATTTGATCATTGACCCGAATGGTAAGGGTTATTGGGTTCTCGACCGAGACGATGAAGGCTTTCCGGTTGCGAAAGCTCGCTTCGAGGACGAACGTGGTAGGCCAGAAGTTCTATCACAATTCTATGCAGCAACGGGCCTGACGCACGCTGGCTCAAACTTTGACAGCGATCAAGCATCGCGTGGTACGCACGGTATCGGTATCAAGACCACGAGCGCAATGTCGAAGGTTGCAACGTATTACACCTTCAAACCGAAAGAAGGTCAATGGTACACAATTGAATATCGCGATGCGAAGCTGTACCAAGACGTCAAGAAGTGCAAAGCTCCGAAGCTGCCGCATGGTATCAAAGCAACACGCGGATCGGTGATCTACTTTGAACCTGATTTGACGCTCTTTACCAAAGATGCGAAGATGCCGCTCAAGGATGCAGACGAGTGGGCAACACTTACATCATATCTGGTGCCGAATCTACAAATCGCGATCACAACGAAAACGGGCAAAACGAAAACCTACAAAACCAAAGGGATTTCCGACTACATCGTCAATCAGCTTGAAAAGCTGGGAGCGAAACAGTCCGGGAAGACGTTTGTGCATCAAACCCCGACAATTGACGTCGCACTTGCATTTGCAAATGCCGAAGGGGATGCAATTGCTGCGTATACCAACGGTTTGCGCAACGTCGATGGTGGTGAACATGTGAAGGCTGTGCTTGACGCACTAGTAAAGAGTTTGAAGCCGTACAAGGGTAAGCTCGAATACACACCCACGGACCTGCGCGATGGTATCGTTGGTCTTGTAAATGCGAAAATCGCAGCACCAAAGTTCAGCAACCAACGTAAAGATCGACTCGATGATGACCGTGCGTATGGTGCCTGCCATCAATCAACGCTTGACGCGTTCGTTGAGTTCTGGAAGAAGAACAAAACACTCGCAGCGGAAATCAGCAAACGTGCAGCGGAGTTGCGCAAGAAGACCGCAGATTTCTTGAAAGACAAAAAGTTGATCAAGAACGTCGCGAATGCCGGTCGTAAAATGTCAACGAAGCTTGCCGATATCGGCAACAAGAAGACACCCGTCGAAGATCGTGAATTGTTCCTTGTTGAAGGGGACTCTGCGGGTGGTACAGCAAAGCAAGCACGCTTCAACGATTTCCAAGCAACCTTCAAGCTGCGCGGGAAACCACTCAACGTGATGGACGCTGCAAAAGAAAAGGTGAACGCAAATGAAGAAGTAACAGGCATTCTCGCAGCAATCGGTCTGGGGACTGGTAAAGCAAATGAAGCCGTGCGTTACGGCAAGATCATTTTCCTCGCCGATCCAGATATCGACGGAAAGCATATCAATTGCTTGCTAATGGCGCTGTTTTGGAAGTACATGCCGCATTTGTTCAAGGAAGGTCGTGTGTACATGTTGCGCGCGCCGGAATACTACGCGGAAGTCGGAAAGAAGATACACTTTGGTGACTCTCCGGAAGAAGTGTACAAGCTGTCTGGAAGCACCAAAGCCGACGTACGACACATCAAGGGTTGGGGCGAGCTAGATGCTTACAAGATGGTTCCCATGGTCTTTGATAAAAAGACACGCAAACTCATTCGTTTGACACCGCCAAAAGACAAGGATGGCGTGAAACATTTCGAAGCGCTCATGGGGCGTGACAGTAGCTATCGACAAAAGATGCTGGGAGTATCAGAATGACCGAAGTGATTGAAGAAATCAGCATCGACGTCAAAGCAAAAGCGGATTACTACGATTACGCTGTGCATGTCATCGAAGATCGTGCCATCTATGCAAAGGATGACGGGCTCAAGCCCGTTGCACGTCGTTTGCTGTGGGCCGCGCACAAGATGGGACTGTCAAGCACTGCGCGCTTTGTAAAGGCTGCAAAAGTCACCGGTGACACGATGGGTAACTATCATCCGCACGGTGACGCAGCAATCTTTGGTGCATTGGTAACGGCAGTCAACACGCCGGTTCCGCTGTTCGAAGGATCTGGTAACTGGGGATCAATGACAGATGACCCCGCTGCCCCGCGTTATGTTGAGTGCCGTTTGTCGCAATATGCAGATCGTGTGTTCTTCGATAAGTTCTACCTCAACGCTGTCCATTATGTTCCGAACTACGATGATTCGCTGCAAGAGCCGCTCACGCTCCCAACCTTGCTGCCGAATGCGTTGATCAACGGTAACTTTGGGATTGCACCAGGTGTACGCACAAGCACACCAAACTTCACCCTGAAGTCGGTTGCGAAAACGCTTGTTGAAGCCTTCAAGAACGGTGGTAAGGCAGACGCAAAAATCTGCCTCAACCTTGATATGATCACAGAGTATGGGGGTGTTCTCAAGAAAACACCAACGCTCAAGAAGGATTTGCTGAACTTCTATCAAACGGGACAAGGCCGTTTCGTCTTCGAAAGCTCGTTTGACGATGATGGTAAATCAATCCGTTTGACGCGTTTCGCTCCGCACGGGAAGCTTGATGGTGTGCAAACGAAGAAGGGTTACAAGCCCGGTTTGCTCGACAAAATCGCTGCGTTGAATGGTGTTGATCGTATCTATGATGACACCACAACCGATGACAAGTACAATGCTTATGTTGTTGATTTCAAGCGTGGACTTACGACGGCTGCACGACAAGCGGTGATCAACAAAGTGCTTGGTATGTTCTCTGGTGCGATTTCGTTCAGCGTGCAGGTGGTTGAACGCCGTCCGGATCCAGACAACGCGTACGGGTTCAAAGAATTGCAGATGTCCACAATTCCGGACATGATCAATTATTGGATTAAGTATCGTATCAGTCTTGAAAAAGTAGCGTGCAAGTTCTGGATTGAGAAACGTCAAAAGGAAATAGACTATCTCAATTTGATGCGTCTCGCTGTGAAGAATCGTTCGTTTATCATCAAAGCACTTGATAAGAAAATTGATGACGAACAATTGGAAGCGTACCTTGCAAAAGGTCTGAAAATTACGGTTGAACAAGCCAAGATCATTCTCGATCTTAAAGTTCGCCAATTAAAAGCTCTTGAAGATGACAAGCTTCGCGCAAAGATTACCGATCTCAAGCTCGAAATAGCAGAGTATCGGGATCGGATTGCTCGACCGAAGTCCTTTATTGCGAAGCAAATCGTCCGACTCGCGAAAGAACTCGGCGCTTAGCCGGGTTTTACCACAGAAGTCTCCCCTTTACACGGGAATCGTTTCATCGTAAAATAAAGACATAGGGTTAGATACCGAGTACCCTACTTTGGAGAAAAGGAAAGAAGGCATGGAAAATCTGTTTAAGTCGCCGGTTCTGGTGAAGCCGCTTGGAGTTATTGTTCCGGCAGGTGCGTTTGAAAACAAACTCTCCCTCAATGTCGAATTGCAACGCGTCTATTCGCTCGTTGAACCCACGTCGCTTACCAGTGAACTGTTTGTTGCTGCAAAGGTTGTTGCACGGTTCACTGCAACCGTGGTTATGGAAAAGGACGTTCTGGCTCTGTCGAAGGGTGCCGAAGCGTACAATACGTTTGTTCTTGACACGATCAAGCGTCAAACGGAAATGGTAATCGCAGATGAACAGGAAGAAGAACCCACGCGTCGTGGTCGCGGTCGTCGTTCAAAGGCAGAAGCAACGGAACCGGTTGAAGCCCCTGTAATCGATTATGCATCGATGATTGGTTACGTCGCAAAGTCGTTTGCATTCTTGGAAGTCACGTACGACGAAAAGCAAACGACACTGATTGATTCCAAGCCGTTCACGTATTTCGCTGAAAAGAGCGAGAACAACGAAGCGGCAATGCATCAGCGTGTAGCGCAAATGAGCGCTTTGATGAATCGCATTTCGCAGATGCGGGCTAAGCTGGTAACGCCGTCGCGTGAATCGATTAATGATTCGCTGGGATCGTTGGTTCCTCATCTGGACAATGATACGCTCGACATTGATCGTCAGGGCTTGGAAAACTTTGAAAGCAATCTTCGTCATCGGATCGAAGACGATGAAACCAAGTTGCGCAATCATTACACCTGGTTCAATCAGGTTGTAATTGAAAAGTACGCAGAAAAGAACAACAAGGTTTCCATCGTTCCTTTCGCTGGGTCCTTCTCTCTTGGTGACACGACTGTGACACTCGAAGAAGTTATCTCTGCGATGCAGGAAGAGCTTTTCATTTCCGTAAAGCTTTGATCCTTTTCACCGTAAAATATACTTAGGGGACGGAGATATCTCCGTCCCTTTTTTCTCCAGAAAACGATCCAAAGGATACCTGTTTCGTCATGTCTCATAAAAACAAATCATTTGTTCTACCTGGTCATAACATGACGAAAGCGTATGGAGATATCCGGTTTCGTTTCTATCCGTGCGGCTTGAAACCCATTGATTACAATTCGATGGTGTATGTTCGCTACAAGACCGCGAAGAACGCGCATTTCGATCAAAGTAACTCCATTGTTGCTCTCGATCACGCTTATGTGCATTTCGATTTCCCGGATCGCGAATTGCTGTTTACAGATAACGCATACGCACCCGGTGGAGATCGACCGTTTAACAAACCCAAACACGGTGATAAGTGGCACTCCGCAGTTGCGTTGAGTTTGGCCAGCAGTGTCGGCGACGATCTTCCGTGTGATCGTTTCATGATCAATCCGCACGCATACTCACCGTCAACTGAACCACGCTTGCGTATGGAAGAAACAATTGCCGACAGCGACAAGGTTGTGATTTCGGATTCTGGCGGCTTCCAGCTGGGTCATGGATCAATCAACTTCATTCATCCTGAAGAACTGTGCGGTTTCTACATGCGCAATGTGGATGAAGGCGTCGTTCTCGACGTACCGGCGCGTCAGCTTGGTGATGGTGATATTCTAAAGCATACAGCACGTATTCAGAATTTGAATACCAAGTACATGAAGAAGATTCTTCCAAAGGACTTCCGCCTGTCAACCGTTGCACACGGTTTGTCGTTGCAAAAGGTTGATCAATTTCGCAACGACATTGAAAGCGTGGACGCAGACTTCCCGATCATTTGTATATCAGGTACGTTGCGATTCAATCTGTTGGAAGGCTTACATCGCATTCTACACATCATCGAAACTGGTCAGCGCTACGAACAATATCACGTTCTTGGAGTAAGCAATCCACCTTTCTACGCGGCACTCATTCGCGCCGCTTATGTGTTGAAGAAGAAGGGGATACATGTTCTACTCACAGCAGACTCATCATCCCCAATTGCGTTCTCTCTTAAACACACATACTACAATCAAGGTGCGTTCTATGATGGTTTGAATCCGACACGATTTGGGCAAAAAGCAAGTGCGTCAGCGGAAACACCGGCTGCAACCTTCCCAAATCCGCACCGACGGTTTGCGGCAACTGATCCTTTCACACAAGTGATTGGTGGGTATCAGGATGTGATTTCAACGTACAACGTGGCAACCACACAATCCTATTTGATGTACATGAATCAGATGGAGCTTGTGCGCTATTGTAATCAGATGTGTTTGCATGCCAACGATCTTGATCACAAAGAGTACAAAGCCCTAGTGAAAGAGCAGTACGCAAAGTCTGTACATCGCCACCTGTTGCAAGTCACGCTTGATTACCTCAATGTGTATCATGAGCACGGACTAAAAGCAGCGTACGAGAAATTCAAATATTACATGCCAAGTTTCAGTGGTGAGCGCGGAATGGTAACATATCCGTCGATGATTCAGACGGCATCTGAACTTGAACAAGAAGCTGAATATGGTGTGAAGAAGAAGCACTTGATCAAGGTACTGAAGGGTTATTACGAGTTTCACCGCTCTGGGAAAGTACCCGAACGTGTGAACAAGGATTTTGCAAAGAAGCAAGCGGCAAAGAATGGTCTGGCCGTCAAAATATAGGAGAGTAGCATGGAAGACGAACTGCGAAACGCCTACGCTGAAACGTGCGCATTGGAAAAGAAGTATGGTATTCCATATGCCGTTGCGCGATCTCTTGTTGATGGATCTTTCAAAGATAAGTACATTAGCGGCGAAAACAAATCAGTCTTGAATGACTGGGTTGTTGATCTGACACTGATGCAGCAAAGCGTGTTGCTTTCGCTTGTGCGCAATGCTGATGGTATCCCGAAGTTTCACAAGCAAAAGGCGCTCATTCGCTGGTATCGTCGGTGCATTCTCAAATCTGCTTTTGAAGGGGCCGAACTGCGTAACCCACAGCAACCTGGCGGTGGTTCTTTCACTGGCCCCGTGGATGACGTAGCACAAGCGCTCGATGATTTCATTGACAGTCGCGATGAAATGAGCTTGCACTACTTCGCTCATGCGATGCACGCATTCGAAATTCTTGGTTACAAGCATCCTGACAGTGGAATTCGAACATTCTGGAACACAGCTTACGTGCGCATGGTGCATTGCTTGCATATATGGCCGGAAACAGAAGAACAACTCGACAAACGTCTGGGTGACAACGAAACAGGCTGGCGCGAGCGCAACGATCCGTCTTCCACATGCAGTGATTGAAAGGCTGTGCAATGAATCGATATGGCAAAACACGTATTCTTGCAGAGCACATCAAAAATCTTGTGATTGAAGGGAAGTCAGTGCTACTCGTTTCACAGCGTGGTAATCGTGAATTCAAACTCAAAGATGTTACACCGAAAACGAAAGAGATTGAGCACCATGATACCAACTGCAACTTTGTACAGTCTTGGTTACGATGATTTCGGTAACAACGAAGCGCTGCTTCATCCCACTGACAAAGCGATCATTGACGGCGAAGCAATCAACGGAAAGTATGGCAAGCAGGGTGTTCCACGTGCTGGTGGTGATGCACTGTGCAAATGCGGTTTCATTTTCTATCTGCATCCCAAAGTGCAAGGCGCACTGTATTTAACACGGACATGCGAAGGCATTGTTAAGCTATGATTGATCGTCAGAAATTGGCCTACGCTTTGTGGTCATCAAACGTACAACCGAACAACGATCCGGAATTCTGGAAAAACATCGTAACCCCACCGCCGGGTGATACACGCTGGCAAGGCGTGCTGGCCTTTTATCTGAAAAAGGCGGACGCTGTGATTGACTACATGAATGAATATGATAACCTTTCAGGAGAAAGCAAATGAAAGCTGTTGAATTCTGCTACTGGCTACAAGGACTGTTTGAAGTCGGTGAACCGACCGAACTTAATGCAAAGCAAACAGATTTGATCAAGCGTCATCTGAACATGGTGTTTGCACATGAAATCGATCAATCATATCCTGCGGAACAGCAAGACAAACTGAATAAGTTGCACCATGGTCCGATCCCACCAAATCAAAGTAAGAAGAAAAATTTTATGGGAATGACCGACGAGGAATACGAGCAAGCGGGACGACCACGTTGCTAATTCCTCTTTGATAAACCAGAGGACACACCTATGTCATACAAAACATCAATCAAGCCGTATCAGAAAACACCCAAAATGCTGGTGAAAGCACCGCGTCTGACAATTCGTCAGATGGCCAATAAAATACCCAATGAAACGCGCTTGAAGTCTCGCATTGTTGGTGTCGAGGACGTTAAAAAAGGGCGTGTTCCTGCGGCTTTGGAAGGATATACGTGCTATCGTTTGCAGACACGTAACATCGAGAATTCTCACCAATACCGTATAAGTATTTACTCCCCAACACCAAAAATTACTTTGGACACAAAAGTTATTATAGATTCGCCAGTACCAGCCTTCGTATTTAAGTACGAACATGCCCTAGCAAAAAGAGGGAATGCTTTTATATACAGGTCCAATGGCGATCCTCCGGTTCAAACAAATCCTAGGCTTATACCTGGCTTCGATCACCATTCTTATAGGTGCCTTCAGTACCTCATTAAAAACACGACCAAAAATGGCCTGAAAGAACCCGATGTAACGCCAGAACGTGTTCGAAGGACACGACGCAATGCGCGTTAACAAGCCGTTTTCACCCAAAGAAAAAGAAGCGATAGAGTTGTATTTTGAAGCAACGAAAACGCTTCCTCGTATTCCGTTGCATGTTGTTGGTTTTCTTCACAATGAAGTAGAACTTCCCAAAGACGATCTTGCAAAGATTTATAAAGCTCAAACAGACAAAACTGTGAATACAATGGTGGGATTGCGCAAATTGATTGCGCAAGATCAAGGTTCTGTTGGACATCAAAATCTAAAAGACGTGTATTATAACTGGGAGAAGACACCACTTCCAGAAGTGCTTGCCCTCAAATCCGGTTTTTACTGGATAATAGAAGGTCATCATCGGTTTGCGTTGCAGATGATCGCACAACGGCAGTCTGTTTTGGCCAATGTGAAATATTCACAATCTCTATTGAAATAGGTTGACATGTCATACAATTTCGCTGGTGCAGATCCAGGGTCTACGAATTACGGTTACACCGCAATCAACGTAGATCCTTTTTCAGGTTTTAAAATCACAATTCTGGAAATTGGCATGTTGACATGCCAAATCAACAACCTGACGGCGAAGGAAGCAAAGCCGCCGAAGTCCAAGCGTCGTAAAACAATTGTAGTACCGAATCTTCCGCCGTTTCCTTTTCAATTGCGTCGTTTCAAGCGAGAGTGGAATTCGTTGCTCGAAGATTACAACATTCGTCGTGTCACCATGGAGCGGTTTCAACCCCGTGGTGGCGGCGGACTGATGGGTCTCGCAACAGAGTCTGTGAACATGATGAACGCGATTGTTTGCATGTTGGCAGATCGACAAGATCGTGTGTACGAATTGATCACAGCTGCGGGTTGGAAAAATCAAGTCAATCGATTTATTGATCTTGAAGGTTTGTACAAAGAAGTTGATATCCCCAATCACAGCGTGGATTCCTTCTTTATCGCCGTGCATAGTGCATTGCGGTACTTCGATCTGGAGTGGGGTGACATAGACTTCACGCATGTGGTTGCAGAACTCAAAGATTTTGATAAATAGGAAAGCACAATGTCAGCAAGTCATGTCTGCCCTCACAACGAGCATGTCCACATTACAGGGCGTTGCGCAATCACAGAATGCCCATACCACATGCAACGTGTGAAAGACTTGTTTGATATTCCAGAAAAAGAAACAGGATGCTCGTTTTACGACACAGACTTGATGCAAAACGTGTCTGTGAATCGAACACAAATATCCGCGTTGAGTCGTGACCCACGTCGCCGTTTATCTCCAAAACTCATGCGTGATTCATACGAAACATCCATCGAGCAAGCAAAAACACTATATTCTTTAACACACACGGTTACTGCGGCCCAGCATCACTGCAAAAATTGTGGCTATCCTGGGCGTGCAATTCGATGTGTATCAACAGATGTTTGCAAAGCCCGACGTGAATGGGTTAAGTTCATTTGCTCACTGTATCAAATTGAATGCTCAATTACCAAGTTTCAAATCATTTGGGAGTTGCTGTTGAAGAACGAAATATCGGCCAATGAAACATCCTTGAAAATGGGATTATCTTTGTGTCAGAGTAAAGACGTTGTTAAAAATCAAAATATCCCACAGCAATGGCTGACAGGAACGTAAATAAAAGGCGGAGCGGGGTTAATTCCTCTCTCCGCCTTTTTGCGTTTTGGCTCACCGTAAAGAATACGTGTACAGATTCCCTAAACAAACGAGGTTTTAACATGGGTATTCAAGTAACGCCGATTAAGTCTTTTGCCAAGATCACAGAACTTGCAACGTCGGGTGATCTTTATGTCATCAACAATTCTGACTTGGGCAACAAGCAAAGCCGTGGCAATGTTGTGATGGACATTGTGGGTGAGAATGGTGCCAGCTTTGGTGTGACCGTACTTGACACCTGGGTTCCGCAAAACCTTGCAAACTTCTGTGAACCACTGTTGTATTTGAAGTCGAACACGTTCCGTGAACTTGTTGCCAAGGAAATTCTGGTGGTTCTTGATACCAAGAATGCCACCGACATTCTGACAACACCTCAGGCTATCCAAGCTGTTCACGAAAAGGATGAAGCTCGTCGTGCATACGCTGCCAACTTGACGGCAAGCACGACGATTTCGGCTGGTCCGGAGAAGAAGATCAACATCAATACCAACAACAACGGCCTGTCGGAAACGGTAACGACTGAAAAGTCGGCAGCAATCAACCATGATGACAATGAATTGCATCGTCTTGTTGCCAATTTCAATGCCAATGCGATTTCAGATGAACTTGCAGTACAGGCGTTGTTTACGCTGCGTCCGAGCCTTGACGCACTCAAAGTGGTTGGTGGCGAGATTGCTAATACATCGAGCCAGTTCTATCTCAAGATCGGCGATATGATTTCCGAAGGCACGACGACACACGTGGGAAACTGATTCGTTCCGGGCAGACCGGAACTTCTGGTGTCAACCCTAAAAATAAGGTCACAAAGCGATTAATTTCACTTATGTTAGAGTGATTTTTCAAGTTGTTTTTGATGACCTAATCGGTTATATTTACCGTGATAGCGATGTAATGTGTATTTAAGTTATGTCGTGGATATATCGCATGGTGTACGCTGCCCCTACTTTAAGGGGCAGTATGAACTTCCTTAAACTGGGTGGTAAGGACATGATGCATAATCGGAATATAACTGGGAATAAAATCGAAACATCTGTTTTAAACAATCCTCTTAGCACGAACTTCGTTATACCCGAAGCGGTCGTGGAGGAGGTGAATTATAGAGAGCAATCGGACCTACACAATCAACAGAACAAGATCACCATCGAGTTGCTTGAAAAAGCAATCGTGCATGTACGGCAATACGATTCACTGGAAACCGCGACAAAGATTGTCGCGAAAGCATTCCACAAATGCCCGTCGATGTATAATCGAAAGCACATCGTTGATGCACAGCGATCCCTCAAAGCGGCTATAAAAGCGGACAAATGGGCGAAAAGCCGTCGTCGAAAACGACACGTTGACGCCTCAACAGTACGACGCAACATTGATACCTTCTATGAGAAGGTGGCAGAAACAGTTGAATCCATTCGTTTGGATCTCGACAAACGCAGTCTCACACTTTTTTCGAAGATCAAGAAACAGTACGAGTCCACGCTTCCTCTTGTGCTCCCCGCAGATAAGAAAGCTGTGAAGAAATCAGCACACATTATTGCAATGTGTGAAAGCAAACCAAGTGACAAATACAAAACGACGCGCCTTGAAGGCAACTTGTATCTGATTGAAAACGCGATTGTTGTTGGGATCAATCGCAAAGCCATCAAAACAAAAGCATCGTATACCACAGCAGACTACGCAGAAGGACTCGCAAAGCGTTCTGGGAAGACGATCTATACGAGTGCTTTATCACGTCCGTCCGACAACATTGACTGGTATCTTGTTCAAGATTTCGGAACAAACATCACGTTTGCATCCTTTGCAGACAAGATGGATGTGCATGATAATCCAGAAACAGACGACTTGTCGTTTGAAGGTTATCTAAAGCGACAATCCGAAGAGAAACGTGTTGCTGAACAATACAAAACAAAACGCCTGCGCGATGTACGTGAAGCGTTTAACACAGACAACATCGCTATCTTCGATGACATTCGAACGCTGAAAATTTCTCTGGAAAACATGATCTTCGAACGATCACAAATCGCAATTGAATTCAGCAATATCACTATGCTTGATGGGCATGAGAAAGGTCTTGATATAAACCAAGTGTCGCATCTGTACGACAACTCCATGTCGTATCGGAAACAGCTTCAGCACGAAGGTTTGGACTTCTACCGCGCACATCGTATGTCGCTCAAACAGCGACTTGAGGCCAAAAGCTGCTATTATGATCACGTCGATATCACCAGGAAGATTAAGGAAACACGAGATCGCATTAACTTCTTGGCATCCGAATTGGAGCAGCGAAAGAACGTTTACGCACGCAAGTTGGGAATGGTTTCGGAATCAAAATATGTCCACTTTGACGGAACTACCTAACGTTTGTTCCATATCACTTTTTGCAGATTCTTCTTGCATGAAGAAGGGTGCTGTGTTATACTAGAGGTGTAGGGTCTCTTAGGTCTTGCGTAGCCCTACGCCTCTATTTTCTATGGTCTATCATCTATTTTCTAAAGGGACGCGAATGATGCAAAACGAGAGAGCATCGTTGGGGAGTGAATCGAATACTGTGGAACAACCAGACGTCATTACTGACATAGTTGATGACGGAACCGGTTGGACAACCGTGGTCGGAAAAATCATGTCAGACGTGGTTTTCGATCTCGATACAGACGAAGATTTGCCGGATGACTACAAACATATTCCGGCGCTACCAATAATCGAAGATGATCCGGAATACAATGCTGTTTATCGTACGCTCTACGAACTCGAGCCGTCCGACGATGAAACAGACGATATTGAGGAAGTTGGTGGTATGCTGCAAGACGAACTTGCGTCGGAGCGTATTGTAATGCCAAATGCGGATGAAAAGATTGCCGACATTGAATCCCGCTACGGCGACGGATTATTGAACGAGACAGAATACTGGCAGCAAAAAGCTTACGTATACAGTCAGGTTGGTGACTTGCAGAAATTCAACGCGTGCATTGATGCGCTGAACAATGCGATAGCTCACGCTGATGATCCGGTTGAAGAACCGCACGTTACGTTTGAAGACGTTGTGCATTTGGTAGAGCCGACACGCGAAGAACGCCGCGAACAACTCTTGAAAGAAGTTCGTGAGTTTTATGAACTTCTTGACATGCCGTCGATGGGGCGCAATTTTGCGCAGATGGACGATATCACGCTCGAAGAACATCTTGGGTTGTTGCGAAAGAACAACGGCGGTTCGCTCAAGATGGCAGAACTGATTCAGCAGACAGAAATCGAATACGATAATTTGCTGAAGTCTGAAACACTGAAAATGCGGATGACGTTGATCGAGCAAAAGTCGGTCGATACCATTGCGATGATGCAGAAGTTGCGTTCTGTTATTGGCAATGACTTTGTTATTGGTGGTGTGAAAGCCAGTGACTATCATCTGATGTTGAAATCCGCTGTGTCGTTTATCTCGGTGATCCATGATAAAACGACAATGATTGGGCAGCAGCTGGGGATTAAACTCCCTGTGAATGAACTCAACAAGCGTTTAGATTCGATTCCGATTGTTGAGAACATGCCTGCCGATCCACGTATTGCAATGTGTGTGTTGAACGCATTGATGGCATACATGGACAAGTTTCATATGCTACTTGATGCTGGGCGTACGCAAAACATGCGCAGCGAAGATCGCATCCGCGCACTCGAAAACCGCGAGAAGTTTCTTGCGAAGAATTTGGATGACGCGCAAGCCTACAAAAAGCTTGTTGAAGAACAGTATGAGAAGTATGTTGCGAACAGCGCATACTGGATCATCAAAGACAGTGAAGGTCGTATTCTTCGACAGGTAAACCCGGAAGAACCCATTCGACATACGCGTGATCTTGATTTGCGCGGCGACTACGACACAGCCCTTGTTTTTCCGAGTCGCACACAAGCGCATCATTGGCGAGATCGTTTGATGGGAACACGTCGTTTCCGCAATCACACGCTCAAAGTCAATCGCGTGTCTGTTGTCGAAGACAACTAAACGGAGGCTCATCATGCAAGTGGCCTTCCTTGAAAAGGTTCCCGGTCTATCTGGGAATAATGCAAAGATGCTCATGCAAACAGCGCAATCAAATCCAGGTGATAAGGTTGCGATCTTGAAGGCACGCACATTGCTTTCCTTTCTGTGGATGCACAGTTTGTTGAAAGCGGATGAAAGCGGATTTGATGGTTGGATCATGTTTTGTGGTCCAACATCGAGCAAAGAAAACGTCGATCTGTTGAAGAACTTCATTTCGATGGGTGTTGTATCAGCACGTGGTGACACGATTGACGCTGTAATCGGTATGGTGTATGGTAAGCCAAGTTGGGAACAACCAGGATTGATCGCTATCAAGAACGACATAGAGACGAAAAGTGTATTTATCAATTCGTTTCTCAACAGCAGTCAACTGTATCTGAAAAGACACCAAAGCGAAGAAGAACAATTGTTGTCGCATTTCGACGAACACATGAAGTAAAAGAAAGGCGAGGGATATCCCTCGCCTTTCGTATATTGGGAGCTTTACGTGACACGCATCAATTTGATCTCTGTCAAGCATTTGCTAGACCAGCATTTGGTAGCAGAATATCGTGAACTCCCGATGGTGTGTGCAGCGCTCAAGCGTAGTTTGACGGCGAAAAAGATGCCGAAGATTGCGACGCAGTTTCTGCTAAACACTGGTCATGTGTCATTCTTCTACAACAAACAACACTTCTTAGCGGATCGCTATGCATCGTTGGTGGTCGAACTAACCCGTCGTGGGTTTGTCACAAACAATCCGTTTCATCGTGTTAACTGGGGACCATTCGGTTATGTCACGCAAATTGACTGGACACCGCGTCAACGCGATATTGATCTAAGCGTAGACCGCATTATAACGCGCGTTGAACAAAAACCTTTGTGGTATCGATACAAAAGACAACCCGTTACTTTTGATTGGTACCATGCAGCCTTACAAAAGAGAGGATACAATCTATGAACTCGGCTCTGCAATCGTTTATGCATGGTTTCAACTTCGATATCAAAGACGACAGCATTAATGTTGTTGTGGAAGCGTTGAAAACGCATGAAGGTAAGTCTGTGAAGATGCAGCTTCCAAATGTGCATCCTGATATCGAAACGCTGGACATTCGGCAAACTGTTTACGCTGATCCAGTTTCGGCCTTCAATGATTACCTTGCGTCGGTCGCTGCGGATGACATCACATTGTTCTCGTGGTTGAATCAAACGGCAATCTTCGATCTGGTTTCGTCCTTCGTTGAAGAGATTGAAGGGTCGCGCAATGTTGACGATGTTGTGGTTCAAGATCAAGCGGTTATCACGCTGCACAAGGCCATTATGAAGGATGGTACGTCGCAAGAGCAAATCGCGTGCTCTTTCTTCGTCGAAGTATCGACATACAACGAAGATGATATCGATGAAACCGATACAACGTGCTACTTCGTCACGTTCACTTGCGATGCTATTTTCCATATGGAGAATGGCAAGCTGGTGATCACGGATCGTCTTGAAACATCGGATATGAAAACCAACTTCATCGCTGCAACACTGTTTCAAGGCTTCATGCGCGATGTGATGGATTCGATCATCTTCGATGAAACCGACGAACAGCATCATTTGGTGATGCAACAGCTTGATACTGAAGAAAACGTCAAGTATGATCGCTTCTTGCAGATTCGCGATCAATTGCTGTATGGTGTCAAGAACGGCACGTCACGCATTTACCAAAGCGTCAAGAAAGCATACCCGAATATTACGTTGTCGTATGTGGAAGAGTCGCTCACCACAGTCATTCCGAATTTCGATCTTGTTCTGTCTGACAACGAAGCGGCAGTGCAAAGTTATGCAGCCGCACAAGAAATTGATGAAAAGGAAGCTGCCGAAGAACTTGAAGTTGATTTGAATGCCGACTTCGATGAATATGCGATGGTGATTGTTGCGTACCAAACGGATGACCCGACTAACATCGAACATGAAGCGGCTTTCCAGTCTCTCGGTTTCAACTTCGAAGACTCGCTTGTTTTCGATGAAGCAAAGCTGATCAAAGAACTTGATGAAATCAAAGCTGACCAGGAAGACTTCTGGGAGTCTTTGGATGATGACTTTTATAGCCTCGGCGATATGTCGATCAATCCCGACAAGCCCGAATGGGTGCAGACTTTGTTAATTCCCTTTGTGCGCATTCAAATCGAACGCATTGAAGACGTTGAAAGCATTGATCCAGAAGCATTGATGGCAACCTTTGAAACGTTTGTTGACGCGAGGGCCAAATAACATGGCAAAAGTGTATGGACGGATGCCTGTTCCTCAAGTGAACGGACGTGTTGTAATGTGCGAGTGGGGTCCGAACTATATGTATCGGATTCCACCAGATGACGTGAATGATACTGGGCATGAAACACTGTTGGAGTGCCTCAACGCCTATTATGACTATCTGTTGTCATCAGCAGATTTTGTTGATTTGGTGCATGTCGATACAGGATTTAAACCAGCGTTTGCCGTGAATGGTGAATTTAAACCTTGCACGCATATGATGATTTTCAAATCCGTTGATATTCGTTTCCCTGTTGCGGAGGACTTTTCACGCGAGACATTTAAACAGCAAGTTTTGATTCCCAACTTGCTGAAGATTATCTTCTAGCAATGAGCATAACAGTATGAACTTCTTCTCTCCCTTTGCTGCAATTGTTGCAGCCCCCAACGCTCGCTTGGAACCTACTGCCGTGTACATTTCGTGCGCACAGTTGAACAACAAGAAAAGCTTGTACATCACACTCACGGAACAATCGGTTATCGATCACCTTGGATTTGAACATCGCACATTTGTGCGTGTACAAGGTGTTATTCGTCATGGTGTGCCATGTATGACGCTTCGTCGAGCGAAGGGTGTGGGAGAGGGGAAAATTACACGATACAATGAATACACGCGTATTAAAGCAGATGCTCTGACATTTCTCCCAGCAGAATTACACGACAAGAAGCATGTTGAGGCGTTTTTCGATCCGGTTGCCAAAACAATGCTTGTTTATCTCCCACTCGATTACAAGCCTTCACACGTCTTTGACCAACAACCTCATATAAGCATTGAAAAATAAGGTTGGAGAAATGAATAGGAAGCCTTTAGGAAGTGCAGTGCGGTCTAGTTTGGACCGCAATTGCCTGCTTTGCACACGCTGGATGACATGTCGTGATCCAGCAAAAGACTCAATGTATGCGTGCTCAAAGTTTAACACAGAGTTTGATCTCAACCTCAAACAACTCTTTGAGCAAGAAGTGGAAGAACCTATACAAGCCCACGTCAAAACTGACAGTGGGCTTTTAGTGCCAAAGAACTCGCTCATTCTGTCCACACCAAATTATAATACGCAACTGCAAGTCTCAGAAATGGGGGAAGGAACGAAAGGTGACGACGGCTCAACGTCGCTTTCTGATATCGTTCACAAGGTTCTGAATTCAGGTGTACCTGTTCCGCCAGACTTGCGCATTGACGATCAAGACATTCCGCGTCCTAAAAACGTTGTTGAGTGGATCACAGATGAGCGGTTTATCGGTGGTGAAGACCAACCGTTCGGTAAACAGATTCAGATTATGGCGCACTACATGGCGGAATGGTGCCCGCGATGCAGCGATGAGGATTACTTCGAAAACGTTCCGGTTAAGCATCGTCATGATCGCATTCGTGAGCGTGTGTACTTCCTTGAGAATGGTGTTTGCCCGAAGTGCAAACGCAACAAGATTGAGTTGATTGAAGACTACGATCTGCTCGACCCTTTCGAAATGGTGGGCGTCGTTGGACAGCGTGGTTCGAAAACCATTTCAGCAACGATGATTGAATCGTACAATCTACAACGGTGGCTAACAACACCGAACATTCCAGCGACGTATGGCATCAAATCATCAACTGTTATTTCATTCACATACACAGCCACCACCTTTAATCAGGTGAAAGAAAACTTCTGGATGCCGTATGACACGTTGATCAACGGTTCAACGTGGTTCCGTAACTATCACCGTTTCCTTGACGACGTTGGAAATCGTTACGGCGAAGAATTGTACAAACACAGTGAAACAATGCTTGCGTACAAGCATAAGAATCTGTTTTCCTCTCCAGCCTCCCCGTCGATGCGTGCGCTGCGTGGTCGTACACGCGGGTCTGCGGCTATCGACGAATTTGGCTGGATGCGCTCTGGTAAAACAAAGGGTGGTGGTGATTACGAACGCATGAACGGACGCGAAGTCTATACTGCGTTGAGCCGATCTCTCACCACGATCAAAGCCGCGTATATGAACCGTCGGCGTCAAGGTTACTTCAATCTCCCCAAACCACTTATGACATTGATTTCGTCACCATCTGGTCGTAACGATCCGATTATGACGCTGTTGCGTGAAACACAGGGCTCGGTTGAAACGTATAGTTTCAAGTACGAAACGTGGAATTTCAATCCGCTTGTACCACGCTCCGTTCTCAATGAAGAATTCCGCAAGCGTCCTGTTGAATCCGAACGCGACTTTGCATGTAATCCGCCGCTTGCCGCCAATCCGTGGATCGGGGATGAAGACCTTGTGCAATCGTCTTTCTCTGGTGGTAAGAACCTTGTTTCGACGCAAACGCGTCGTACACGTACCAAATCACGCAAGCTTGTCACCGCAGCGGACTTTAAGGCAACCGGCAAGCTCAAAGAAGAGTACGGTGGTGTGATGGGGATCGACGCAGGTTGGAATAACAACAGCTTTGCGATTGCAATTGCGTACCCAACAAGTGTTCCAGACCCTGATGATGAGGATGAGGAAGACATTTTCGTTGGTGTTTCGATTCCTCTGATTGTTGAAATCATACCACGCAGTGATTACCCAATCTCGTTTACAGCAGTTTACAACCAAGTGATCAAGCCGCTGTGCGAAGCATACAACGTTGCTGTGGTTGCTTCGGACCGCTGGCAAAACAAGAAGATCATGGATGATCTTGACGCTGCTCTTGGTCTCGAAACATTTGAAATCAAGCTCACACTCAAAGACTTCGATGACTACAAGCAATGCCTCTACGATGAAATGATAACGCATCCAAAGTTGGATATGCCGTTTGAAGAAGTCGTTAACATGTCACTGGAGAACTATCCGGATTGCTTTGCAAAGCATCCTGTTGCACATCTTGCTTTCCAGATGCTCACAGTGCAAAACACAGGCAATGCGATTACAAAGGGTGAAGACGACACAACGGATGATATTCTGCGTGCGTGCGTGGTTGCTCATTGCGCTTTGCAAAGCGAAGACGTTCTCGAAGAATGCTTGAACTTTACCAACAACGTTGTTGATCGTGGACCGGCTGTAGGGGCAATGAGCGTGCTCTCCGCAGGTGGTGGAGTTACCACGGTTGCGAACTTTGGGGTCGTTGCGTCCAGAGGTTCTGGTGGTGGGCGCGGAGCGGTGTCAAGTGTCGGTGTGATGGGGACTCGACGTCGCTAACCCCTTGAAATAAACCCTCTTTACAACGCGGTTCGCTTCGTGTTATACTGTAACAAGGTAACACGGAGTGATTCGCATGAAGAAAGCGGAACGTCTGGAAGCAGCAAAGCGTGCGTTGGAGAAAACACTCAATCGCACACGATACAACGATCTAAAAGCCAAACACGGTAAAGTATCTGTAGTTGCTTTTCCGGATTATACGGTTGATAATCCACATCAACTATCAAACGGGATCGGCAATGGCTTCAAAGTGAAGAGTGGTGCCGAGCATCCTGATGCAATCCAATTCCCTGTTGGGAATGATCATAAAAGTGGTCTGCGTCTGATTGTCAAAACCGATGACTTAAAATTTATGGCAGGGAAAAAGACCTAATGGGTAGACCAGCATTAGATAGAACTGGAGAGGTATATCCGACGAATCATGGAGACGTAGAGATTATAAACTACGTCTCACATGCAAATGTGACTGTAAAGTTTAAACAAACACAGACAGTCATAACATGCACTATGGGCAACCTAGTTAAAAAGCATTTGTTTGACCCGTATTCAAGAGTGCAACATTATGGAAAAGGCTATTTTGGTAGCGGCGAATTCTCGCAGGTAAAGCATAAGCGTCTTTATATGTTGTGGGCTTTCATTTTGCGTAAAGCCTATGATCCCGAGTATATACGAAGTAATACGTCTTATACTGGCTGTCAAATTGCGAAACAATGGCACTCATTTCAAAATTTTGCTTCAGACGTTTCCGAAATGGAGAATTTTTCCGAATCAGGTTTTGATTTCGATAAAGATTTAATATCGATTGGTAATAAGAAGTATTGTAAAGGCTTGTGTAGTTTTGTTCCCTCGGAACTTAATAAACTACTAAACATGCAAATGTTTAGAGTCAAAACGACAAATTTACCAATGGGTGTTCGTGCAACACGGTCCGGAAAAACTTTTGAAGCACAAATTACGCTGTACGGTAAAAATACCCACATAGGAACATTTGATTCAATTGAAGAAGCACAGTTAGCCTACGCGAAACGTCGTGTGGTATATGTACGAGAGATAGCGAAGAAATTTCGAGATAAAATTGATGTCAGAGTTTATAAAAATCTCTCTGGATTAACCGAGGAATTTTTCTTACGAAAATAGGAAGAAAACATGATCAGAGGTACGTACGATATCAAAACTGTTACAACCCGCTTTGACGATCCCGGCGTCGTGTGCGCTATCTGTGAAGCAACAAAGCAACCACCGAAGCGTATGGTACAACAAGCCGTCAGAGAAGTTCTCGGCTACAAAGACAATTTCCCACCATCGAAACATCGATCAAAACGCATCGAAAAGAAGCTTCGTAAGCGCCTTGGTAAAACACCAATTCTTGGTGCAGTGAAAACCTTTCAGTTTGCAGAAGATAGCAAGCTCGCCGCACTTCTTGGACATGTGATTGTTGAAAAAGAACAGCGAACTGGATTAGGTTCGAAGTTGATGCATGATTTATTGGAGAGAAAACTCAATGAGCGTTGAAATTACCCAACACAAGAACTTGATTTATACCAAGGCGTGGCCTGTGATGTATAAGGCCATCGTCGAACTTATGGATGCAGGATTAATTAATCAGACATTTGACAACGTGCATCATTCCTATCACGGGATTGTCGCTTGGAATGGTGAAGACGTTGTCGGATTCATCTGCTATGAGTTCCTCGAAAGCTCCAATGTGTATCATATCAATCTAGCGTATGTTGTTCCGTCGCATCGACGCGAAGGCATCCACACGAAGATGTTTGAACGCCTTGTCACTGAAATGAAAACCAACGGCGTTCGTAAGATCAATAGTGGAACAATGATAGATAACATTGCGGCGCAAAAAGCCTTTGAGGCACAAGGACGCGTTGCAACCAGCATAAACTATACGTATTTGAACCCGGAATTCAAACCATGATACACATCGAAAACCTGTCTCTCACAGAGCAAATCTATTCGCACAAAGACAAGACTGGTAAAGAATACACGATTGCGATTGAGCGTTTACGTCAAAAGCTTCAAAAGCGCGACCCGCAAAAGATTGCCGTCAACACTGAACTCGCAACCGAGTTTGCGAAGTTTGCAGGCTTGGAGCAGCATCGTTTGCGTGCATTGGTGGAGCTTACCGACGCGGAATTCGATTCACTGTTACCTGCTGTTGTTCTTTGGTTCAAAGATAACACCTGGGTCATGGCAGATGGCAATCATCAATACGTTGTTGCATTCATGCGTGGTCGAACAGAAATTCCCGCACTCATTGCGCAACGACAAGACTGGACACCGTTTATTGTGAAAGGCGCCAGACCGAAATACGAATCGTTTTCTGGCATCGTCAAAAGCCCGGCGGAAAGGAAATCACATGATCGAGTTCCTGAAACGTTTGCTAAAACGTGATATTAAAGATGAACCACGACATTCTGTGCGATTGTCGTATCAAGATGCTGGTGCGGTTTATCTTCGACTTGGACCACCCTCTGTGATCCTGCACATCGAAGAGTGGTACGATATCCGTGTCAACTGAATCGATCTCGGCAAGCGATATTCGCAACGCTGATCCAAAGCGATGTTGGGTTGACGGTGTTAAAAACGTCTCCGATCAACATCATATTGTTCCGGTTGAGTTTGGTGGGCCAGCGGATGGCTTAACTGTTCCTCTGTGTCCAACCTGTCATCGAAACATCCATCGCGAAGCGGAACACCAATTCAAAAAGAAGGAATCGGGGGAGTTTGTCAATGACGAAAACTACCCCGATTTTCGTGCCAAAGAAAGAGCTTTACTTCTTTCTCGCTATGTTCTACAATCGAAAGTGAAGTTTGTTGAAACTGGGAGGAAAAAAGCGGAAGGTGCGCGGAACATGTTGCAGGTGTCATTCGAAGCGGATGAGCTTGCCATGGCACATGATTTGAAACGTATGATGGGTATGCGTAGTCTTTCACGCATGGTCAAACGTCTTGTATTAGATGAGTGGATGCGTCGAAAGACGAATAAAAAGTGATCATAAAAACAGATCAACCAGGAAGGAACGAACATGCTTGCAATGCGTCCATTGACAGAACGGTCAACGGAAACGTTGGACCGTATTTCTTTTTGTCTGAATGGTAGTGGAATCGTTATCCTGCACGGTGTTGAGCGTACGAAAATAACGTATGCCATCGATGCAACCGATCTATCAATTGTAAAGCATATCCCGTGTGACGTGGACGTCACCGGAGAGGACATTCTCAATCTCGCTTATCTTTCGTATCTGTATGCACTGCGCTTAGCCGATACACGCATGATGCGGCGACTTACCAAAGTTGATCGCAGTGTAGTGACAACAACGCGTGACAACGTGTTTCTGTCTTTTGACATGGTGAAATACAAGATCGCGACGTTGCGCTGCGTCATTCAACAGTTAACTCCGGAACAATCCGAACGTGTTGAGCGCAATTTTATTGCATGTGGATTGAAGCGCGAAGATGCGATTCTCTACTATTTGCTCTATAACAACAACGACGTCCAAGAGTTCATTGAACACATTCGTAAGATAGAAGATCGAACCTTTACACTCGATGTTAACGCGCTTCCTTTGGAGCTCGAAGATCGAAAAATAAATTCTGAGTTTGAAAAGACCGCAACGTATCATACCAATGCAAGTTTGCGGTTTATTGTCACAGGCAATAACTGGTCATTTAACGACATTCGCAACGAATTGAAGTTGCGCGCAGTTCAAGCGTACTATTGGGTAAGACCGTTCTACACACAATTGCATTCGATCAACTACGCGAAAGCGAGCTTGAACGGCTATCGCATGGAGTTGATCAAGTATTACAATCAACCGGAACGCGCGCGCATTGTTCGCGACGAACAAGGGAACTTCCAAAACGTGATTCGAGAAATCACAGAAGATGTCTTTTCAGCCGTTGATATCTACGAACAAGAAAACAATATGATCGAATATCTTGACTACAAGCGAGCTTACGCATGAGAGAGATCAAAGCTGAAAAGAAACCCAAGATTACAATCAGCACCAAAGAGCCAGAAGATATAGGTGATGTTTTCGACATTTCCAAGATACAGCAAATTGATAAGAAGACCATGTCGAAGCTGTATTCGAAATTCTTTGAGCAGCACAAAGAGAAACTTCTCAACCTAGCGCTATCTCGTATAGCGTTAGACTCTGCCATGATTTCAATTGAATCCAGCTTTGATGAACACATGAGTGGTTCGCCGATCACACTGCGGGACGAAGAAATCACAAGTAAGATCGATACAGCTTTTTCAAAAAGCGTGATTATGTACGCACTTGATTGCGCAATGTCAGAGTTCATTCTTGATCCGGCCATTCGACAAGAGTACACCAATAACTTTTTGAATCAAACCAAAACACCGCTTGTCCGTGAACCCAACGGCGAGCGGTCTCCGCTTGGGATTGTGACCTCACGCGGTGGTAGTTCGGATTCGATTCACAACATCGTTGAAAACCTACAGCACATTATTGCTGATCGAACAGGGCTTGTTGATAACTCACCATCACCGTATGGAAATGTTAAGAAGCCCAAAACCGGTTCGAGTGCATCTAACCGTAAATTACCTGAAAAGCCCGGTGTTGTGAACCGGAAACGCAATAAGCGTGGGTAAGTGCTATGGTAGGTGTTCGAATAAAATCAAACTCGCAATATGATGCAAAACTAGCGGCAAGAAATCCTCAAATCATCCGTTTGGGTGATTACGTTAGATGTAATCAACATTTAAAGCATCAATGCTTAACCTGTGGGCATGTGTGGGATGTGTTACCTATGCAAGTAACAACTCGCAAACAAAATTGTCCAGAATGTGATCGAAAAATAAACAACGTACACAGGCGACATACCATCGACCAATACAATAAAAAATTGGAGTCGATGGGATCAACATTACGTGCGCTATCTTATGTAAATATTCGCACCAAAGTTGAGCATCAATGTTTAGTTTGTAAAGATGTTTTTATTAAACATCCACAAATGAATATTGACAACGGAGCCAAATGCTTTTCATGTTCATATCCTGAACGTTTTGAGCGCTCAAAACGTAGTAAACGTGTTCGATTTAACGGACAAATAATAAGAACAATGGGTTATGAGAATCATGCTATTAGATACTTGGTATCGAAAGGTATTGAGAAGTCTGATATAGTTTTTGGTAAGGATGTACCTAGAGTCCATTACGAAGGAACTATACATTTTCCAGATATCTACGTTATTTCAAGAAATTTATTGATAGAAGTTAAGTCATTATGGACTCTTATAGGCTCTACTTCTAAATGGCGTATGCAGATTGCTAAATACAATGCTGCGTTGTCTCAAGGTTTCGACTACAAACTTCTTGTTTTTGAACGACAAGGAAGTAGAATTCGTCTACCGAAAAATTGGTTTTCGTGTAGTCGAAAACAAATGTTGAAGATACTGGATCTTAGCTATGGCTATAGATAAAATAGGACATGTACGATCACAAATTGCTTCTTTTAGCGGGAAACTGAGACCAAAAGAAGAACATGATGGTGTGAAAATAGTTTGTCCTTTTCATGCCGGTGGTCACGAACGAACACCATCCTGTAAAGTGAATATCACGAATGCAATCGGACGCTTCTATTGCTTTGGGTGTCATACCAAAGGCGATTGGAATCTGCTGTGTGAAGCAACAGGAATGCAAGGTTTCAAGCGTTCCGATCAAGTGCATGACGTGTTTGCATTTGCGATGCCCGAGATACACTATTCGGAAAAAGCGCCCGAGCTTGAAGATATCGATGCATTGAAACGTTACAATATCCCAACGCCGTGGCGCGGAATTGAACTTGAAACACTTCAACTCTTTGGCGCACGCTTCCCGAAGCATCGATTTTACCCGCAAAATGATTTCTTCTACTTGCCGGTTCATGTGAATAAGAAGTATGTTGGTGGCGTGTATGCGCGTCGTGTTGTTACCAAAGAAGGTAAAGAGCGTGGCGAGATATCCTATATCAACACCAAAGGACGCTGGTCGAAGCAATACGTGTTCGGCTATAACATTGCGCGTCAACGACGCGGACCGCTTTGGTACGTTGAAGGTCCACGTGATTGTTTGAAGATTTCACAACTTGGAGGCCGCGCGGTTGCAGGGCTTGGATCCTATGTTGGACCGCACAAAATCAAGTTGATTGAAGCCCTCGATCCGCCCGCTGTTATTATTGCAACGGACCCTGATGAAGCTGGGGATCGTGCGCGCGCTTATCTCAAAGAGCATCTACCAATGATCCCTGTACATGATGCCGTTTTCCCGGAAGGAAGAGACCCGGCAAATTTTACACCTCGGTCATTCAGTCGTATGATGCACAAGTTTGGATTTGATTATGAGTATGAAGCGGCTTAAAGAACTTCTCAAAGAAGACCCCATTTATAGCAGATCGATGAAGCGTGTTCTGCGTATGGATATGAAAGATGAGTCGTGGTTGGAAGAACTCGAACGTCTTCATGCTGCGCGTGATATACGTGCGTTGAACAGTACGGCATTGCTGCAAAGTAGCCAGAAAGTTGCAATCGACAACAACATTGATAATCAAACTGTGCGTTCGCGTTGCGTTGAAATCAAGATACGTGCGATGAAACAGCTTGTTGCGTACGAAAACACACACAAGTTCTTGAAGAAGTATATACCAGCACGGTTTGCAAAAACAATGAAATCGATGACAGGAACAATCACCGAGCGCAAAGCTTTGGTTGATTACCTGCTTGCAGACTTGGACAATCTCATTGAGCGTTTGCGACACGTTGAAAACATCTGCAACGTGATCATTGAAGACTGCGATGCAGCTGGGTATACACTCCATCGCATTGGAACTATGCTCGAACAGAAGAGTCGTGATCGATGAGATATTTATTAAGGCGTGGTCTAGCAAGTCAGGCTGCTCAAGCAGGCTTAAAACTAGGAGAGCTTGGATACTCGACAGATACAGAAGAACTCATTGTAGGTACAGGTGAAGGTAAATTCACAGTTGTAAACAAAGTCTATGCAATGCCGTCTGGGGAACTCGTTGCAGACATACAAACTGACAATGGTTATCTGATACCATTATGCATTCCGATGAAAGATCCATTAGTACCAAAAAGAGGATAGACGATGGGGATTCTGTTATCTTCAAAGCTAGGCAAAGTAGGCCCAAAGGATTACATTCGACAACCGTCTCTTGCACACTGGTGCGAAGGCTGCGAAGAAATACACCACTTCTCTTGTGAAGTTCCGCAATCGAATGGTGCTATCTGGACGTGGGATAAGAACGTTGAAAGTCCGACGTTTAACCCAAGTATGCATATCCGGATTTTGCACACAGAACAACCACATGAAGTGTGTCATTATTTCCTTCGTTCTGGTCAGATAGAATATCTCTCGGATTCAACACATCGATTGTCAGGGCAAACAGTGCCTTTGATTGACATTCCCGATAATATCAAAATGCGCTGGCGGATGAATGAAATGCGAGGCGATGATGCAGATACAAAAGGGTGATGTTTTTACGTATGACGCAACGCCTGGGTTTATGATTTCTCCAAGGCAGTATATGAAACGTGTCAAAGTTGTTTGGAATGACGGTGAAAACATACACTACGTCACCGAACATGATCGACACAACATAAAACAAACACCAATTGATCGATTTATTAGCATCATTCAGTGAGGATACCATGCCGAAAGTCATTGATAGTTTCAAAGATGAATATGCCTTCCTGTCCAATTTCTATGCGTCACCGATCCTGCACGACGACATCCTCTACCCCACGAATGAACATTTCTTTCAAGCGATGAAGACCAAAGACGTCGATGTGCGCAAACAGATCGCGCTGGTCAACTTCCCATCGCAAGCAAAGAAGATGGGGAATGACAAGAAGCTCGTCAAAATACGCAGTGACTGGGAAGATATCAAGCTCAAAGTCATGATGAAGGGCTTGAAGATGAAATTTGAAATACCAGCGTTGCGGACCATGCTGTTTTCAACGGGCGAAGCAAAGCTGATTGAAGGGAATTTTTGGAAAGATACCTATTGGGGTGTTTGCAACGGTGAAGGTGAAAACAAACTTGGTAAATTGCTGATGAAATTGAGGAGCCAGTTGTGCGATGAAAGATAATCCTTTGCTTTATCCTCCAAAATACGATGCATTGGAATACGTCTACAATACCGCGCTCGAAGACCTGCTCGAAAAGAAGCGTCAAGAGTTTATAGACGGTATCTATGAAGCACTCGATAAACTTGCTTGTGAGCACATGAAGATTTCAGTTGAAAACTGGAAGAAACTATCTCGCGACCAGCAGGTTGACTTTGTTACACGGGCTGGAATCACAGGTTATCGCATTCGACAAGAGTCACAGTTTCTAACCGGGAATCAGCGTGTAGTGGTTGAACTTGAGTTCTACACACCAAAAGAATAGCGGTAAAGTAGACGTGAAGCTGATAAAACAGGTGTACGCGAATGTCGAATCGAATTGTTTTGGGACGACGTATGTTGATCCCAAAGACTCTGATGCCTAAAAAAGCAATCGAGCAGAGATTCAAGATTGAATTGTTCAACGAAAAGCTGTGTAAAGTTTGCGAAAATTTTGACCAAAGATCGAATGATATGTGTCGCGGCTGTGAAGGCATGACAGCCGCGTATAAGTTGTTCAAGGAAACTCCTGGTCATTGGAGCGTTCCGCAAGGCGATTACCTCGCTTTGAGTAAATTACTAGACCGAAAGAACATTGATTACGACGTGATCGAGAAACGTCCACAGTATCCGTTCAAGTTTCCGATCAAATTTACCGGTTCGTTGTTTGGTGAAGGTCACATCGATGAAAACGGTATCCGACGCATCAACCAGAAGAAGTTGCTCAAGTCGTGGTTTCGACACAAAGAAGGTATTCTAAAAGCGAAACCTCGGGCTGGCAAAACTGTTATGGCGGGATACGCGACGTGCCGTCTTGGTCAGAAAACAATCATTCTTGCGGACCGCAAAGAGCTTCTCAAGCAATTCTACCGCATGTTTATGGGTGATCCGATCCGCAAACGTGCGCCAATGACGAATATACCGCAACTTCAGAAGAAGACTGGCAAAGAGATTATCCGCATCGCTGAAAAACCAAAAGACCTGACCAATCTTAAAGACATTGATATCCTTCTTGTCAATTACCAGAAACTTGTTCGCGATCCGCAAAGGATGGCTGAGCTTGTTGAAGGTAATTTTTCTTTTTTGATCGTCGATGAAGTACATGGATCTGGTGCCGAAGGTTACTTGCGTGTTGTCAGCAATTGCAGCGTGAGGCATCGCATGGGATTGAGTGCGACACCGCGCCGTAAGGATAATCGACACAAGCTGATTCATCGTATCATGGGTCCTGTTGTTGCTGAATCAGGCACAGCATCGTTAATACCAGAAGTTCGCGTCCGTTTTGCAAAGGCTGAACCCAAACGAAAATACAAACTGTGGACACACGCAATCGGTTGGTTGAGCACAGATAAGAATCTACAAATTGAATTACTTCAAGCAATCTTTGATGATCTTCGCGCTGGACATGATGGTATTATTGTGCTTGTTGACCGACGATTACACATTGATCTCCTCACAAAGATGGTGAATCAACAAGCAAAGATGAACAACATCAAGCGTGGTGAGAAGTGGCCAAAAGACCTTGCGATCAAGTTCTACGATGGTGTAGATCGGGATAAAACACTTCTGTCTGTTGACCGAGGCGGACCGACGGTACTATTTGGAATGCGTCAAATGTGCAAGCAAGGCATCGATTTCGAGAAGCCAAGTAAGATTCACATTTTCATTCCGATGAGTGCATCATCGGATAAAGACACGGGAGCTCCACTCTTTGAACAATTGAGTAATCGAATAACGACTCCCGCGAAGAAACCACAACCTGTTATTGATATCTGGATGCATCAGGTGCAAATGTTTAGATCCTGTAATATTGGGTTGTTTTGGAATGAGATCTGGCCTAATCGCGTAACAGCCAAAAATCCGAATGGTAAATACAGAGTTTCTGAACAAGAAATGCTCAAAGTAAAGAACATGAACGCGAAAATTCAAACACAGCAAAGCTTCGACTGGGTATAAGATGTCTGGCGAAATAAAAACAACATACAGTTCAATGTTGCATGGATTCGGTCTACCCTACCGATTGCAAGGCGGATCAGGTTTCGATTTGAAATCAAATTTAAAGAATTACAACGTGGGAGAAGACAAAATCGTCTCAACCAAAAAACAATTTGAGAACTATAAAATTGCCTGCGAGGATGCTCCTGGTTGGTTGATGTACGTGTGTGCAAACAGTATCCTAGATCGTGCAAAGCATGTTGCAGCAAACATCATGCAAAACTACTTCTCGAAAAGCCAGTCTGTACACTGGTTAACAAACGTCGATACAGTTAAAAACATCAGCTTTTCACAATTAAAGCTGGTTATAATCGACGCGCTGTTTTTTGATTCAAGTGCGTATCGTCGTGATAAGATTTATGAAATCATCAACTACAACTGCAACGTTCCAAATCTGAGTGTGCTTGTAATCGGTCAGAACACTGATCCACTTGCAATGGCAAACCAACTTGGAATGAAGCCTAACCTTTCGGTGTTGCTCAAATGAATACCATTATTGTTGTCTATGGTCGTACCTTTGTTGTAAAGTTTGATACAGAAGGTGCGCGCATTATTGCAGAACGCAAGTTCGATTCCAGCCTAAAGAAAGGGTTTCGTGATATTAAATACTGGTCTCGTCGTGTGCGTCCCAATGTTACCTCGAACAGTATTGTAAAGCTCATTATTCAAACTGCTGAAAAAGTACGGAATCAGAAGCAATGACAACCTTTCGTTGGCGCTGGGTTGATCTTCTACACCCTTTCGAACTGTATCAACGATACCAATGGTACAAGTTTGGTCTAGCATTAAAAACGGATATAGAAAGTCGTATGCAGCGCAAAGGATTTATGGAAAGTTTGTTGGAGAAAGAGGAATTCAAAAATGAACAACCGTAAATTACTACAAACAAGTGTAGCATTACCGTTGAACTACGAACCTCCAAAAGGTTTTCAAACCAACGGTGTTGAAGTTTATATTGAAGGCAACGACGGTCGCTTTATTCCGTGTGAGTACACACTGGAAGATTATACAATTCGATTGAACTCTCGTGTGCCCGCAGGTGTAAACTTACGAATTCATTATTCGATGAAAGAAAGTCCTAAGAATGGTTGGTCGGAAACTTTACAGTCTCGCAATGGAGCTCCGCGCTATCCGAACGCTGACGGTAGAGCCAGAAAGTCGTGCAGCCCAAGAGCTTATTGCGAAGCTCGATGAGAGTTACTTCGCAACCGAAGTTGCTCGGACTGCCTTCAAAGTGTGTTTGAAAAGCCTTCGTAAGAAATCGGAATTGCCAGATTGGGATGATTTAATCACCGATCCGGCTATCGATGAAAGCATACGTGATACGCTATCCGAATGCGATTATCCTCCGCTTGATACCAAGAAGAAAACAAACATTGTCATCAGTCGTTTGTCGGACTATCGTCGGTGGCGATTGCTTGCGAAGATTGGTAAAGCGGCAGAGCGTGCAATCAGTTCGACCGAAGATGTTAACATTGACGAAGCGTTTGCTGACGTTGCGAACATCATGAACCAACAAAGTGCCGGAAAGAATTTCCGTGTGCTCCGAATTGGTAAAAACTCGAATTCACTCAAGTATGTGAAAAAGGTTCTCAAAGGGACTGCGATCACGTACATTGCAACCGGTTTCAAAGGCTTTGATTCGATTAATCGTGGGTTTCCGCCCGGCTTTATTCTGATGGCGTCACCAACGGGTCGTGGTAAGTCCACAATGCTCAATCAGATCGCACAGAACATGGCAGAACAAGGTGCAAAAGTTGGGTTTGCACCGCTTGAAATGACGAATGAAGAAAATCTGCAACGTAATATTGCGCGTGTTGCACAGATAGATATGATTCGGTTGCTTGATCCACAAAACAAGATCAGTCGTGCGGATTTCGATGAAATCATCGAAAAGTGGGAGAAACACGACCAGAAGATCGACAAGAACGGTGGTGCAATCGAGTTCTACGAATTCGACAACGCTGTCAACGCCGAATCGCTTGCTGTTACGGTACAGCCATTTGCGCTGGATGTTCTTATCATCGACTATCTTGGTCTGCTTGATGAAACAAGCGGTGAACAACAGTGGCAGAAGCTTGGTGAAGCAGCCTGGTTCTTGCACACGTGGGCAAAAGCAAACGGTGTTGTTGTCATTGCCGCAGCACAGTTGAGTGAAGAGGGTGCGCTTCGTTACTCTAAGATGCTTGCCGAACACGCGAAGTTCTTCTGGTTCTGGGCACCGGATGAAACGTCGCGCGCAAGTGGTATCTATAAAATCACACAACGCAAAGCCCGTAACGCATCCGATCACGATTTCTATCTCAAGTTCGATCTTCCCAAGATGACGGTCACAGATGCCGAAAAGGATGATATCGAAGAGACGGAAAAGCAACAGCGTGATAAGAAAACACCACGCGATGAAAAGAAAACCTCAAAGAAGTGGGAGAAAGACTCTAGTGTCGGATGGGGTGATGAAGACGATGAAGAAATTCCTGAACCGGTCCCCGGCAAACGCGCCCAACACGATAAAAAGCGGAATGGTAAACGAAAAACACCCAATCGTGAAGTCGAGTTGTAAGGAACAGTCAATGACGCAGCATGTTGTATCACCTTTGCTGAAATACTCTGGGTTCGATGGAAATAGACACGGTTTGATCGGTCCAAGAAACGCTACTGATGAAGACCATGCAATCGTACTGTCAGGTGGTGGTATTGATAGCTTCATGTCGACAATTGCGTATTGCGATATGGTGCCTGTTAAGAAGCTTACCTTTCTAAATATTGATTATGGTCAACAATCTGCTGCCGCCGAACAATACATGACAGACAGACAGGTTGATTTCTTTCGGAATACACATGGTATCGATGCAACGGCGATTGTGATCAACGATCCTCTCGTTGCTTATCTTCGTAACCCGCTTGCAAACCGGAAAGACGAAAAGGCAAAGGCAGGTAACTACGCGACCAATGATGACTACGTTCCAAATCGCAATGCGCGTTTCGTATTTGCAGCCGCAGGTCTCGCAGAAACACTGTATGCTGGTACAATCATTCTTGGTGCCGTCGGTAATGTGAACCAAGATAACTCATTGGTGTTTTTGAAACACGCATATGAGACGATCAAGAACAGCAATCGGGACGTCATTCCGCGCTTGTACGCACCGTTCGTGTTGTTTACCAAGTCGATGGTTGCACTCTACGCAGAAGAACGTGGTCTAACATCGCAACTTCCGAAACTAAGTACGTCTTGTTTCGACGGAAACGACATGTCAGGCGAAGTCGTGATACAATGTGGTGAATGCCGGAGTTGTTCATCCTTGCACCAAGCCTTCAAGTTTGCAGGTGTCGAAGACCCTTATCGGTACGGAGTGTAATATGAGACCTTTCTTTCAAGAAATCTTCGATGACGTTGCTCGTTATTTCGGGTACGTTCCACGACGCGTTTTTGATCAACAGATGCAGTCTGTGGTAAGCGCAGAACATGCGTTGACAAACAATCTTGAAGTGCTTGAATACCAAAAAGCACGGATGCAAAATAAGACCTTCATCTATTCCTTTGTTATTTCGGATAATGGGAAGCAACTTCGATTGTTGCTTGTTCTGGAGTCTCCGAGTGTTGAGCCGCCGGTTCAAGATCGATACATTCATTTGATTTGGTCAGGTAAAACAACTTTTGAGAATCGCAACGAAGTGTCGATTATGGCAAATCGACTGTCGAATGCAATTGATTGCGCTGTTCGATACATTCGATCTGGTGTGGAAGTTCACGAAACCATTGAATACGCAGCGATTTATGTCGATTCGATAGTCTACTCACAACCACGTCCAGCGCGTCATCACGATATCATCAATTCACGTTCTCCTGGTACTTTAACAGGTAAAGAAGTCGAAGGTTTTGTAACAAACACGTCGCGCTTTGTTGATCGTGTGAGTGCAATGCGAATCGCCGTTGCAGCAAAACAACTGTTGCAACCTTCTGATAAAAAAGAACTCTTTTCCGAAGATTTGTGGTGAACAATGCAAACCGTTTATGTGATTCCCAACCAGAACTATAATCTGCTTGACGCACTCAATTACTATGTACACGAAGAAGGGGACAACGGTCTTTACGTGCTGTATCCGCAGTATGTAGAACCTGTCACCTTCGCGATTTATTCGCTTCATGAGCCCAAATTGAACGCCGATGTGAAGTCGGAGAAGTCTATTGGGGTTATCAGCTATATCCCTGATATGAATTCAACCGAATGGCCAACCTTCTACATCAACTTATGTTTGGCAGAAATCATCGCGTGTGATTCTGCAATTCACGCACAAATGTCGTCGATGAGTTTCCCGAAGAAAGCTTGGGTCAATCTCGACGGCATCAACCCGCTGGTAAAAGCATTCCCGAATGAGGAAACACCAGATGGCATTCCGATGTACGTGGTGTCAAACAACCCAGTGTTTTCAGGTGCCTATCGTGAATGGTTGAACAAGCGTGTTAACACGGATGAGAATCCGATTCAGTTGCGTGTTGTGACTGATCCACAGAGTGCAATTGTTGTGCTTGGGATGAAGCCATTCGGGCAGTTGATTTCGAACACCTTGAGCATCAACAAGCGTGTTTGGCTTGCTTATGACCCTATTGGGAGCTTGTTCCTTGACAGTCGATTGACGCACACGTACCTCAAACAGATTTCACAGATCAACGAAATAGCAGGATCGGTACAAAGCCAGATGGTTGCGAGCTTGTTTGAATCGATGACAGAAGAATTGAGCAATCTGTTGGCACACGCGAGTGTCAGTCCTGTCCCCGCCTTCTATTCATCCGAGACTCTTGTCTCTCGTATTCTCAACCACTTGAATCGTGCGTACTAATCGTAAAGTAAGACAGAACAGTAGAGGACAGAATGGCAAACTACGTTATCGATTCAAAAGACTTGCAAGCGGTTGTTGCGAAAGCAATGGGTATTATTGCACTTGGAGATAAGGCGGAAAGTAAGTCGATCACACTTGCATTCAACAAGAAAGGCATTGATGTTGAAGCCAACAATTCTGTTGGTGCCTATCGGAGTGCGCTTGCGTGCGACGTAGAGGATGGCGTTAAATTCAAAGCGCATGTTCTTCCCGATAAGTTGTTGTCGTACTCAAAGTCAAACAAGAATTTGACCGTTACGCCAAGTTCACAAAACCTGAAGGTTCGTGCTGGTAAAAACTTCTCGGCTGAAATTTACTTCATTGGCGACAATGAACCGGTTGAGCTTGAAAAGCCGTCAGAAACCGCAGAACTCGGCAAGGTCGCTGAATCTGTTACCAAGATGCTGGGAATGATTGCCGGTGTGCGCAACCGAACAGACCAGCAAGCGCTCGCTGTAATGGTTGAATGGGGTAAAGGCTTGATCGAATTGACGATTGGTGATTCGCATCACGCGGTTGTGATCGATCATGAATTGCAGTCGAAAGCATCTGGAAAGATTATCATGACGCTCACGAATATGGAGCGTATCATGAGTGTCGGACAGCACTTTGCAGCAACAGAGGCCAAGTTTATTGCCTGGTCCGATCTTGAGTACCTTTCGATTGCGAACCAGAGTGAAAGCGTGTTTATCGCCGACGCTGCGCGTGACGTGATCAAGGAAGGTAAACGTCAAACCAAGATCGACGTTGAAACTGCGAAGTTTGCAGAACTTCTCGCAACGCTGATTTCGGCTGTTGATGAGACGGCAACCATTACGTTCTCAATCAAGTCAGATCGCATCGTCGCAAGCGTTGTGACTGGATCGTCGTCAGCACGCTACCAAATAAAAGCGTCTAACTTCACGGGTAAAGAGGTTGATGTTGGCGTCGCAATTCACCACTTGAAGGATTGCTGGTCCACAATGAAGGAAAAAACAAGTACGATTTCTGTGTTTAGCAACATGCTGGCGTTTGAATCGAACACCAAACAGATCAAATGCACGGCTGCGATGATGGCTGTCGGAACCAAGAAATGATCAGCATTGAAAACATCTTTAACAGCAAGATGAAACTTCTTGGCTATAGGGAAGCATTTTTCTATGGTCCGAACACACTTGATTTTGTAACGGGTCTCCAAAGGCCCGTTCTTTTTATCGCTGACTCTGCGGCCTTGAAAGGGGCTGATTTCTTTTCCGTTCACAAGATTGAAGATACGGACTACGATATTTATGTGGTATCTGGGTCATCAATCGTGTTGTTTTACCTCATTGATATCAAGATCGCGGCGTACAAGATTGTCCCTAATGGGATTCTGTTGCGCCGACGTCCACCCGCCGAATCAGATCGAGACGGCGTTCGAGTGAAGTACACACTTGAGAATTTTTATGTTGTGAGTAATAAGCTTGAGACGTGTACCATCTTCGCAAAGGATCAGACGTCTGATCCAAAAACGTAACGGGTGATACATGAAAACGTATTTCACAGGACACTCATTCAAAGGGATGCTCATACTACATCAACGACCCAAAGATGCCTACAGTGTTACATCAATGCGTTATGCATCGCAGCTGGCACTCTATGAGCTTCTTTATCATGTGTGCCAAGAGGCAGACAATCATCAAAAAGCTCTGTTGATGGACGATCGCCAGCATTCGGCAAGTCGCTCTATCACAGAGCTTTTTGGCTTTCATAAACCATCTGCGCAAGCATTGTATCGTGTACGTCGTCCGCAATTGCATCTTGAGAACCTTCCAATACACGTCGCATACTATTTGGAAGACTTTCAACAACGACTCGTACCCACCGTAAATGAAGATAGAGCAACACATTTTGCTGTTATGAACACCTATGGGGATCGTCTCGCACTGTTTGAAAGCGAACATGAGGCGAAACAGTTCCTTCTGGAGAAAAGTAGTGCCGAAGCCAAGCGTAAAGAAAACCAAACTCCGGATTGATGGCAAAACATATCGACAATTTCAAGTGTCGTTTGGGAACAGCGACAGTAAGATTTTGGTGATTGATAACCACTTCAACATGGACGAAGAGCAATCACAAAACACGTTCAAGAACATGTGCTATGAGGTGTGTTCGACAATTCGTAAGAACAAAACCTTTATCTACACTGAAACGAAAGGTATGACGTCCCAGGAAATCATGCAGTTGATTGGTAAGTTCGATCCGTCGGGGATCGTGTTTGCTGACATTGCTCCGTTCTCCAAGCTCTCACTTGATCGCAGTGAATACTTCTATTTCGTTCGCAAATGGAAGAAAACACCAACAATTCTAACGTCTCCGTTCTCAATGTGGGCCAACCTAGAGTCCTATGAGAAGGGGATGGGTAATAAAGCGCTCATTGGGTTCAATCTGAAGCACTTGCTTGCGGTTACCAATGGGCGTAATCCCTTTGATGACATTGATCTATCTCTGCTCGATATCAAACCCGTAATCATCAAAGACATTCCAAGCTTTGATCGACTGATGAAGAAGCTTGCGAAAACCGATCTCATCTGCACCGACGTTGAAGGTCGATCTCTTGCAACGATTACCAACACGATGTTCACGATCCAGATCGGTTTCTGGGAAAATGACCGTGTTCAATCGTACGTGATACCTTGGAAGCATCGTGATCACACGTGGAGCTCAACCGAGTTCAAACACATTCGAAAGCATCTGCGACGGTTGTTCTTGCGCGAAGACCTTGAGAATGTCTTCCATTTTGGTCAGTTCGATATCGGCCAGTTGTGCGTTGAACTCAACCTTGATATCTTCCTGAATAAGGTGTACGACATTCCGGCAGCAGAGTTTGCCATCGATGAAAACCACAAGTATCTCCAGAAGCTGTACCGCTCTGCGGGCGAGTGGGATGACGGTTATAAAGCGTACTCCCTAGAGTTTGTTGAACATCGGTATGGTATCTTCCGTCCCTCTGACATGGTGATTGGAAAAGCTGACCGCGCGAACATGTCTAAGTTCTCGTTGCATGAGATCGCGCAGTACGGTGGCTTCGACATTGTATCACCGTTGATTATTCGTGAAGCACAGCTTAGCCAGTGTACACAGAAGTACATCGGACATAAGTCAAAAGAAGATTTCCTGATGCTGTTGCACCATCAGCTGGGCATCATGATCAAGACGTTTGCGTTATTGAAGAACACGGGCATTCATATCGACCAGAAGAACGCCCGCAGCCTTGTTGCGGATGGTAACATCTTCACGCAAACAGCGAAAGAAATTCGCAAGCAAATTCTTGAGACAAAACCCGGCCAAAAGACCAACAATCTGTTGCTCAAACAGCAAGGCATTACAACGTCAACCGGTATGTTTTCGTCGCAGAAAGCGGAAGTGTTCTCGTTGTCAAAACCGAGTCACTTGCGCAAGTTGTTCTTCGACGTGATGAAGTTTGAACCAACAAAGATTGGTAAATCAGGCGAACCGAGCGCAGATAAGACATTCCAAAGCAAGTACAAAGCCGATCCCGTTGTGAAGATGTACGGGAACTACAACAAAGTCAAAATTCTGAAGTCTACATTTGCAGATGGTTTGATCAAGATCATCGACAACAGTGACGATTTCAAATCAGATGGTCGTCTACGACCGATCCTGGGCTTCCTCTTTGTGTTGACGGGTCGATTGAGTTCGACCGATCCTAACTGCGTTACAGGTAACACAGAAGTTCTGACTAAGCGTGGTTATGTAAAGATAACAGACGTAACGACGGATGACTTCGTGTGGACACACCGACGCCGCTGGAAGCGTGTTAGGAAAATACGTGAAAAGGGCATGTCAGAATGCATTCGACTAACGCTTTCTAATGGGAAGGTTCTAGAATGTACGTTGGATCATCAGTTACTGACGGTTGATGGATGGAAGAGAGCCCGATACATTAAAGTAGGAGAAGATTTTGGGGGTATCGACTACGTTTCTTACCAAAAAGAATGTGAAACGCGTTCTGCGACTGTATCGGAAACCGTCAAATCCGACGAGTCAGCGAATAGCAACGCATTTGGGAGTAAATTATCAGACAGTAATTTACATATTGAAAAAATACATGCCAGAGGAGGAGTACCAGCAGAGGAAAGCTCTTCGATACTCGAAGTCCAAGCTGGGGGACAAAAATCCACAGAGCGGGAAATTTGGGAAAGAGAACTCGACATTCAAAGGGGATTGCTCCGATCACAAGGGATATCTTACGAGACTCGTGTGGGTGAATGGGAAGCGGAAGAGGGTATTTACTCACAGAGATATAATAGCGAAAGCTTTGGGACTGGAGATACTACCGAGGATCTTCGACGTACATCACATAGACGAAAATACGTTGAACAACTCCTTAGACAACTTAGCACTAGTGACAGTAAGCGGACATCGCCGGATACACATGGCCCTGCGATTAGCAAGTGGGTGGTTGTCGAAAAAATCGAAAACATAGGTAGACATCCTGTATGGGACATTGCTGTTTTTGATGATCAGACTTACTTTGCAGCAGACATTGTGTCTCACAATTCACAGAACATTCCAACACGTAGCGACCCAGACTTTGAAGCACACAAAGGCATGGTAAAAGCGATCAAGGCATCGTTTAGTGTCAAGCACGGGCGCGTGATGCTAGGCTCCGACTTTTCCGCACACGAAGTCCGCATGAGTGGTGTGATCGCGAAAGACCCTGGTATTCGTGCGACATTTATCAAGGCAAACGAAGCAATCCGCAAGTTCCGTCTCACACCAGATGCTTTTGTTGAAGCTGCTGCAAAGGTGCTAGCACTTGAAGGCGACGTGCATATCATCAACGTGAAATTCTTCTTCAAACAAGACGTTGACAAAAAGCATCCGTTGCGTGATCGTATCAAAGCGATTGTGTTCGGCGTGTTGTATGGTAAGCTGGCCAAGGGCTTGTCGAAGGAATTGAAGATCGAAGAGTCCGAAGCACAGGCTCTTATTGACGTGATGTTTGAACGTTGGCATTACCTCAAAGACTGGATTGATGATACGCACACGGAAGCGAAGAACACCTTTATGGTTCGCTATCCGAACAAGCGCGTTGCGCACATGTGGGCGTACCTGCACGACGATATCTGGGCAGAACGTTCGATGGATCGTCGCTCGGTCAACTATCCGATTCAGGGTTTTGCATCGGACATTGGTGTTGCGTCGATCTACTGTTACAAGTATTGGGTTTACCAAAACATCACGCGCAAGGGCTACGTTCTCGATTCAAAGCACGTAAACCTTGTCCACGACGCCCAGTACAGTGATGTGCTATATGAGCATCTTCCGTTTGCGATCTACTTGGTGGAACACTCCATGAGTACACTGCCGATGAACTACTATGCAGAGAAGTTCGGGTATCCGATCAACACGCCGCTGGGCTACGGTCTCGAATTCGGGAAGAACTGGGCGTCGCTGCAAGACTGGAATTTCCGTGTTGAAGGTTATTCCTACGAGAAGGATGGAAAGAAGGAATACGTTGCAGGTCTTCTTGACATGGTACGCGATGAAGGAAAGCGTATGGATCGCCCATACGACAAGGTCATCGCAGATACAAAGTGGTTGATGAAGGTGCGCGAACGCGAGCTCCAGAAAGACCCTTACAAGATGCTTCTTGGGGACAACTCGATGAGCCGTGCGTTTGAGAATCTCAACATGTTCAAGGATCAATTGGAGGACGCATAAGAAGACATTCTGGAGCAAATAGCAACAATTGTGTGACATAGTAGAACCAATTATATCTGGTAAAACGTTAATTCGTTCTTGTTCATACATCTTCAACCAAGGGGTCTAAAATGACACGCAACGTGAAATTGGTCAAGTCCACGCGCAATGAAAACGGCACCGTAAATTTCGTTGTAGAGGATACCAGTTCCCGAGAAACCTTCGAACTCAACAATGTCTTTATGTCAGACATTGAATACCCAGGCGTTGTTGTCGATTACAAGGCAAACTTGCAATTGACGTTGAATTTTGCAGCTTGATGTCAGAGAGTCATCGCAAAATTCGGGAGATTCTGGATGAAGTAGTTACAACCGACAGAAAAACTGTTCAAAGAACATCGTGAAGATTTACTCGACCATTATACACAAAAGATTCAACACCTTATCGTTATGAGACGCACTATGATCGAAGCAAAACAAAACAGCGTGTTCCCTGACTGGGTTGCAAGTTTACCAATGCAGCAACAATCTGTGCTGTATCTTGCAGGACGAGGACCGGATGGTGTTCGAAAGAATCATCCGATGAAATGCGTTCAACGCGCTTACCGTGCATCTATTTTGAAAGCTGCCAAGCTTGGTCGTGAACTCACATTTCAAGACAGAGGCGACACGTTCATGTCGTTTGAATGCCTTGTCGGGAACATGGATTGGTCACAGGCCATTCAAGCGTACTTTGCACATATCGACGAGTTACCTCACCATTTTCACATGCACTTGATGCACGGCGCACAAATTCTTGGATACAAGCATCCGAACGTAGAGATACGAGAAAGGTGGAATAAATTTTACAAGCGCTGTGCTTACGACGCGCATTTGAATGTCGAAACCGAAGAGGACATGGACAAACGACTGTCAGATTGGAATCAAGAGTTCTGGGTGTAACATGCGGATTCATTCGTATAAAACGCGTTATTGCAGTCAGAACATAGAAATCGAATACGAAGCAAGTGGTGGGTCTTCGCCCACCACGTATTCACCGTTGAACGGGGCCGACGGTGGTGATAGTCCTGAACTTGATATTCTTTCGGTAACAACCGAAAGTGGATTGATTGTGCTGTACACATCGCGGCAAGCAGAACGGTGGTATAACGAAATTTGTGAGACGCATGTCGAAGAAGATGACGATGATTTTTACGACTAGCAGTCGAGTATATAACATGATCTAATGTGAGAGGGGGTTGTTGTTAATTCCGAACATGTGAGTAAAAGGACTAACAGTTATGAACATTGAAATTCTTGGGGTGATTGCTGTTATCGTTATTGCGTTGTATGTTGCCTTCGATGTTAAAACCAATGGCGCCATCTTTTCTGTGTTCTGGCAGGTCTATAAGATTCGGCGCTATGGTCGACTTTATATTGAAATGGAAGAAGCGATTCTCGATGAGTTGGCGTTGGGGCCAATACATCATATTGAGTTGCTGACCAGCAATGATCTCTTTATGCTTCGCAACGACGAATACAAAGAAATTCTTGCTGATCTCGTTGCAAAAGGTAAAGTGCGTGAAGTGCGGTATTTTGAAAACCCTGCGATCTTGCACTATGCATTACCAAAAGCAAATATTGAGCAATTGGCCTACAGCTTGTAACCTCAAACCATATCTCAAGGAAGAACCTAGTGAGCTTGCAAAAGAAGCTTGAAGACAAGCTCGATACAATCCTCGTCGATATGGCGAAACAGCGAAAAGTGTACACGAAGACAAGTGATTTTCGTGTGTCTGGTCTTCCAATCTGCCCGTTGCGAACGTTGCTGTACAACGAACGTGCAGATTCTTATTCGATGGATTTCTATACCTCAATCGGGACGGCTGTGCATGAAACGGCCCAGAAATGGTTGAGTGTCGGAAACTTTAAGAACAACATCTTCGCATGTTGGAAGATCAAAGAAACGGGAGAAATTCTCGGTCCTTGTTTTAAGGATGAGATTCCAGAGAAGTACAGCAATTACACAATCGAATATGAAGAAATCACAATCAATTACCGTGTGTTGAGTGGGCACGTCGATCTCGTTCTTGAGATTTTTCCCGGACAATACATGGTGGTTGACTTCAAGACGACCGATCTTGACGGAAAGAAGCGACGCTTCAGTACGTGGCAGAATCAATATCCTGCATCGCGTTCGTCTATCATCCAAATCAGCACGTATTCAACTTTGTTGCGCAAGCTCTTTAAGTTGAATATTGTTGCTTGGTGCCTCGTTTACGTTGATCGTGGAAAGGTGATCAACAGCAAAGATGACTACTACAAGGTGACACGTCCTTGGACGAAAATGAAGCATCGCAATATGCTCGAACACCTTGATCGTGCGTGCGAAAACAATGCACGTCTTCAACGCTTGAATCGAATGCTGGAAGACTCTGATGAGTTCAACCCAAAAGCGGTGAAGGTTTTGAAGCAATTGGTGGTCAATCGCCCATGTGTTGACGATGAATCCTACAATGCGTGGATGGATTACAAGTTCTTTCGTAAAGCCGGACCCGGCGAAGCCGGTGTGTTCGATGGTCAGTGCATTATGAAGAAACATTGTTTGAGTGGGAGTAAAGCGTGCTATAGCGCACTCAAACGACAGTTGTGAGAGGGTGCGATGAAAACGTTGACCATATTTATCTTTTGTGTCACTTTTATTTGGGTTGGGATCAGTCTTTTACTACTTCAAATTATTGGAAAAGATCAACGTCTTAGTTTCATCGCCGCAGCAACCATTGTTCTCGGCTGCGCTCTTACATGTTACATTGGTGGTTTTCTGTTTGTCTTTTATGGATATTTGCCGGATTAACGCGAAGCTCGGTGGTGTAAGCTACCGAGCTTTTCTTGCCATCGTAAAGTAAAAGAGAACACATCGGAGAAAGAGCATGAAAGACTTGAAACTGTTGCGACAGATTGTTGCCGACGAAAAAGGTATGAGCACGATTATGGGTCCGCTTCTTGCCGCGTTGATCCGCAATGCATTGCGCGATTTGTTACATTATGAAGAACAAATCATAAAACGCGGCTTTG